AAAAACACCTATAAGTACGCCTGGAGGTGCCTGGTATAAGTTGTCCATTCTTTTACCTCCGCCCGAAGCACCGATAGACAAATGGCTTCTAGCTGCCAACAAACGCCTTGAGGGGTTAAAACTGGGTTTCCGCCCTGAAATAGCTTTAAACGAAAATGGGGTTCCGACAGTTTATTGCCATATTCAGGAAGGCGAACGCATAATAGATGAGGTAACAGAAGATGGCTAATTTCTTTTCTGGATTTGAATTTGGCGATGCTACTGAGTGGTCTACCACGGAAGGTACGGACTTTTCCTTCCCAGCCGCAGCGGCAATTAACGGGGCTTACGGCTTTAGGGCTGGGGCTGGTAATCTTAGTGATAGTGGGGTTATTCGTATAAACCAAACCAGCCTGGATAATCCCAACGAATATGCGGGGTTTCATTATAAACCAAGCGGCTTGCCAGTAACAACCACCATGCAGATTTTTGAGTTTAATGGTCTGTTTCTCCGAATAGTCCAAAACCCTAATGGCAAACTTCATCTTGATATTGCAGCGAATACCAGCGATTTAGGTTCAACCGTTCTTTCTATAAACAATACTTATTTAATTGAAATAAGGGCGTGGAAGAACGATACTTCGGGAGTAGCCTCTTACAGCAAATTAACAGCGTCTTTGTGGATTGATAGAAAAGAAGAATTAACCCTTTCAGTGGATACCGAAGCTGCTGGTTTCTTTAATCCTACAAGCACTCTTGCCCGAATAGGCAAATTACAAGGTTATAATAATAGTTTCCAAGCTGACTTTGATAACTTTTACTATACTTTCACAAAAAAATTAGGTGCTTGCAGATTTGTCGCTTTTATTTTACCGACTGGTGACACTACCTTGTCAAGCGATGGTACATGGGGGAAATCAGCCGATTGTAGTGATGCTACGCCTACCGATAAATACACCGAAGTTGACGAAGGATTGCCACCTGATGATGCAACCAGCTATGTCTGTAAGACTACATCAGGCAATCAGTTATTTACCAAACCTTCTGCAAACCTGCCAGCAGATTCTTATCTACAGGCTATTGGTTGCTGGGCTTATCACGCTTATGTTGATCCTGGTACCCCTGGAACTCCCCGTGTCAAGATACGCCACCCTGACGGGACTGCTAGTTTGATAGCCCGTGACTGGGGGGCACAAGTCTTTAGCACTGGATTTACATGGACAGGTTCTTTCTCCATACTCAGGCCGACACTTAATATTCCCTGGACTCCGACAACCGCCGATGAGGCTAATGTGGGTTTTACCAGAATTTTGGGGACATCTGGCGTGGTAACACGCTGTTCAACTATTTTGGCGGCTATCGTGTATGATGATGAACCACATAGGCAGAGGATTGTCCAGTTGAATCAGGCGGTTAATAGAAGCAATACTTATTAAGTATGATATATGGCAAGAATATGGCGAAGTTACGGCAAGATATACATAATTCGGGTAACAGTACCTTTACCTGAAGCTACTACTACCAGTACTTCTACCAGTTCAACTAGTACTTCGTCCTCTACATCCACGACTTCGACTACTAGTACATCTACTACCAGTACTTCCACTAGCACTTCTACAACCACTTCTTCTTCAACAAGTACAACTCAATCAATAAGTACATCAACTTCCTTAACTACCAGTACTTCTTCAACTACCACTAGTAGTAGTACTTCAACCACAAAATCTACAAGTACAACTATTAGTAGCTCTACCAGCACTAGTTCAACTACTACTTCTTCCTCCACCAGTACTACAAAATCTACTTCTACTACTATAAGTAGTTCCACATCAACTAGTAGTACAACTACTTCATCTTCAACCAGTACAACAAAATCTACTTCTACCACAACTACTCAATCAACCAGTACATCATCTACAACCACTTCATCATCTACGAGTACAACCCGGACAATTTCTACGAGTTCTACTATTAGTACTTCAACCTCTAGTACAACCACATCATCTAGCACTAGTACTACTTTAACCACTTCTACAACTACCAGCATTACGACAAGCACATCCTCAACTACAACAAGTAGCTCTACTTCAACCACTCAGTCAACATCAACGAGTACATCTATCAGTACCTCAACAAGTTCTACGACTACTTCCTCTTCTACCTCAACAACCAAAAGTACCTCGACTAGTACTACAATTTCTACTTCGACAAGTTCCACTACGACTAGCTCATCAACCTCAACAACCAAAAGTACCTCCACGAGCTCAACTATATCCACATCAACTAGTTCTACAACCACATCTTCAAGTACCAGTACCACTCAGACTACTAGTACTTCAACTTCTATAAGTACGTCTACGAGTTCAACTACCACTAGTAGCTCTACAAGTACTACTCAATCGACTACGACTTCAACTACGCAGTCTACTTCTACAAGTAGTACAACAACTTCTTCCAGTACATCTACCACTCAGTCAACATCAACCTCAACAACACAATCTACTTCTACAAGTTCTACCACTACAAGTTCCAGTACTTCTACAAGCAGTACTACGACATCCAGTAGCACAACCACGACTATTTCTACAACGACATCCAGTAGCACCACAACATCCACGAGTTCAACTACTACTTCTAGTAGCACTAGTACTACTCAGTCAACTAGTACAAGCACAACACGATCAACGAGTACAAGTTCCACAACAACATCATCTTCAACCAGTACTACAATTAGTACTTCTACAACTACTACATTAGCTCCAACAACTTCAACAACTACTACCCAGTCTACAAGTACAAGTTCGACTACTACATCCAGTTCAACTACAAGCTCAACCACAACAAGCACGTCTACTAGCAGTACCACTACAAGTTCCAGCACTAGTACAACTAAAAGCACTTCAACATCTTCTAGTAGTTCTACGACTCAATCTACTAGCACAAGTAGCACTACTACATCTAGTTCTACATCGACAACTATTTCTACTTCTACTTCATCTACCACCACTTCTTCATCAACCACAACAACCCGATCCACTTCAACATCATCCTCTATAAGTACCAGTACCAGCTCTACTACAACTAGTTCATCAACAAGTACAACTCAATCTACGAGTACATCCAGCTCAACAACAACTTCTACTTCCTCAACAACAACTAGCAGTAGCACAAGTACTACTCAATCAACGTCTACAAGTTCTACGACTACAAGTTCTTCTACCTCAACTACTCAAAGTACTAGTACGTCGACTTCGCTTAGCACAAGTACTTCAACTTCTTCTACAACCACGAGTAGTTCCACCTCGACAACAATTTCGACTAGTTCTTCAACTTCAATTTCGACTTCCACTTCCTCGACGATTACTTCTAGTTCAACATCAACAACACAAAGTACGAGTACTTCATCGACAACAACTTCTTCTTCTACAAGTACGACACAAAGTACTTCTACAAGTAGTACTACGACTAGTTCTTCAACCTCTACAACGAAATCAACAAGTACAAGCAGTACAACAACCTCATCGTCAACGAGTACAACTCAAAGTACCAGTACATCTTCCACAACGACTTCAAGTTCTACTAGTTTGACAATTTCAACTTCAACAACCAAATCTACTTCTACAACAACTACGAGGTCAACCTCTACCAGTACTAGCTCTACAACTACAAGTTCATCTCGGTCTACTTCTACATCTTCTACTACTACGAGCAGCTCAACAAGTACATCAAAATCGACCTCAACCAGTTCTACTACAACTTCTATATCAAGCTCGACAACGAGTTCAACCTCGACTACAATTTCTACGAGTACTTCGACAACAACTAGCTCATCTACCTCAAGTACAACTACAAGTTCATCGAGTTCTACTACTTTATCTACATCTACTTCGACTTCTACATCAACTTCCTCGACTACCACGTCAAGCAGCACTACGACAACTATGTCAACCTCTACATCAACATCTACTACCCTGCCGCCAATCTTATTCCAAACCAGAAAGGCGACTTTGATTACACCCCAATCTCCGCATGGAACTCAGGCAAGACTATACCACAGCCAGACTGGTATCATAACTGAAAAAACTAAGCCATTTACGCAACAAACACCACATCAAGCAAAAGCAAAACCCTTTTCGGAACAAACACCACACCAAGCACAAAATAAAAAGTATACTGATAAAGCGGGGATATCAGATCCCTAAATAAATTATGGCAAGATTATTTAGTACAGGATTTGAATTAAATTCCACAACTGCAGGGGTTGAATTTACAACTGTAACAAACGGAACAATTTCAACAACTACAATACGAAGTGGAACATATGCAGGACGTATAAGCTCTCTTGCTTCTGGAACAGCTAGGGGATTTCTCTATCAATTTGCTTCAGCAGCAGGGAATGGCCCTTATTTTATCCGTTTCTACTTTAGGTATGCCACTCTACCTTCTGCCACTAATACTATATTTTCAGTTGATGACGATACCGCAGTAGCGGAGGCAGCAGGTGTTGCCATATTGCTTACGAGTGGCGGAGCATTACAGCTTTTTAACGGAGCAACCCAAATAGGAAGTGATAGTTCAGCTCTATCTGCAGACACCTGGTATAGGGTTGAGGTTAAGTTTGATAAAGCTCCTGCTGATGGAAGTGAAGAATTAAGAGCATTAATTGATGGGGTTGAATTTGCAGGAGCCGCCAATCTTACTTTAGCCGCAACAATTCACTCTATGGCTTTCGGGGGGAATATAAGAACAGAAGCTCAAACTACAGGAGATTGGTTTTTTGACGATATAGCAATTAATGACTCAAATGGTTCTTTCCAAAACTCTTATCCAGGGAAGGGAGAAATAATTCATTTGAGACCCAATGCGGCAGGAGATAATGCTGATACAGGAGCATATACTGCGGTAGATGAAGTAACTCCTGATGATGCAACAACAACTATTTTTAACGATGGGAGTGATGGAACAAACGATTACAATATAGATGCAACTCCTGCAGGATTGGCTTCAGACGATACTATAAATGTTGTTCAGGTCGGAGTTAGATTTTCTGAACAGGGTAGTTGCACATTTGTTCTAAGAATAAAATCATCTTCAGGGGGAACAGTAGAAGAATCAAGTTCTATAGCGGATAGTTCTGAAACCTATTTTACCAATAAACCATCTGCTCCTAGAAATTATTCTCTTACCTTATATGATCTTCCTGGTGTTTCCACAACGGCTTGGACAAAGGCTGATTTGGATACTGCACAAATAGGAGCAAGAATTACTGGAAATTTTGATGATGTTAGAATTTCTACCCTCTGGCTTCTTGTAGATCATCAACCTATGGCAGTAGCTACAACATCTACTTCAAGCTCTACTTCAACTTCTTCTACCACAACCAGCAGTTCAACTTCTACTACTAAGTCGACATCAAGCAGTACTACTCAATCAACAAGTACGTCCTCAACCACAACGAGTTCTTCTACTTCTACTACTCAATCTACTTCCACAACAAAATCAACGAGTACGTCCAGCACAACTACTAGCTCTAGTACGAGTACCACCAAGTCTACAAGTACCTCAATTACTCAAAGTACCTCTACAAGCTCGACCACCACCTCGAGTTCAACCAGTAGCACTCAATCAACGAGTAGTTCTACAACTAAAAGTACTTCAACCAGTTCTACTACTACGAGTAGCAGTACCTCTACTACTCAGTCTACGAGTACCACCCAATCAACATCTACTTCAATTTCAAGTACTACTACTTCATCTAGCACAAGTATAACTCAATCAACATCAACTACTCAATCAACCAGTACTAGTAGTACAACCACATCAAGTAGTACTACCCAATCAACGAGTACCAGTACAACTCAGTCTACTAGTACTAGCTCTACAACTACAAGTTCATCTACTTCAACAACACAGTCTACTTCGACTTCGTTGACTTTGTCAACTTCGCTCAGCACAAGCACTTCAACTACAACTTCATCAAGTACATCCACTTCCTCTACAACTACTTCATCAAGTATAAGTACTACGAGTTCCACTTCTACTTCAACCACATTTTCTATTACTACCAGTACTAGTTCTACGACAACGAGTTCCAGTACTTCTACCACTCAATCCATAAGTACTTCGACTTCATTGAGTACCTCGACTTCGCTCAGCACAAGTACATCTTCAACTACGACATCTTCTTCAACAACGACAACTAAATCTACTTCAACTTCGTTGACTACATCAACTTCACTCAGTACGAGTACTTCCACAACTGTAAGTAGTTCTACTTCGACTACATCGAGTACATCGACTACGCTCAGCACAAGTACTTCAACTAGCAGTACGACCACGAGTAGCTCAACAACAACAACTCAATCGACAAGTTCTTCTACAACTCAAAGTATCAGTATATCCTCAACAACAACTTCAAGCAGTACTTCTACTACTAGTTCAACATCAATTTCATCTAGTACAACTCAATCAACCAGTACTTCTTCTACGACTACTTCTTCGAGCATTTCTACAACTAAAAGTACTTCTACTAGTATTTCGATATCTCAGTCGACTTCAACTTCTTCTACCACAACCAGCAGTTCTACTACTAAATCTACGAGTACAAGTACAACCCAATCAACCAGTACAACAAGCTCAACCTCGACTTCTACATCATCTACAACAACTTCTTCTAGTACGAGTACAACTCAAAGCACTTCTACTACTCAGTCAACCTCTACTACTCAATCAACTAGTACATCAAGTACAACTACCAGTAGTTCGACGAGTACTACACAATCAACGAGTACTTCTTTAACCACAACTCAATCCTTAACTACTTCGACTAGTAGTACGACAACCTCAAGCAGTACTACTATTTCAACAAGTTCCAGCACAAGTACTAGTTCAACCACAACAAGTTCATCAACAACTATTTCTAAATCAACGTCTTCTTCAACTTCTACAACTACAACAACTCTTGCATCAATGTTAATTAAAAACAGAATTGGTACAAGTGTTTATAAAGATAGGGCATGGATAGTTGATCCTTGAGGCTATTTTGGGGCTTGACAGAACTATATTATTGTTATACTATCTACAGTAGGGTAAGTTAATGAACTATACCATCTAGCGAAAGCTGGGTGGTTTTTTTGTGATATGAAAGGAATAAATTAGTGGCAGTTAACTATCAATTTCAGGAAGAATATACAGGATTAGGAAGAACCGCAACTGTTACCAGAGGAGGAAAACAGCGTGTTGAAGCAGGTCCTGATTTTAAGGAAGATGACCAAACAGGAACAGGTAATATTAATTATACCACTAATATAGATGGCTCCTTCAGGCTTAATCATATTTCTGTTAAATTTGCCTCAACTCCAACTCAACCCGTAACTGTTACTCTTGTTTCAAGACTTGGAAGTCAATATAATGTAACACTTGAAACACAAACTTTATCTGCAGGTGACACAGGCTTTCTTTTTATTCCTGCTCAGGACTTATGGTTTGGACAGGGAGATGAAATAAACGTAACTTGTGCCGGCGGTGCTGGAATACAATATGGAATGAGAATAGTCTATGGACTTTCTGGGGAGACTACTACAACTTCAACCTCAACCACTACTTCAAGCACTACTACTTCAAGCAGTACTTCTACTACTGTAACAACCAGCACCTCAACTTCCCAATCAACCAGTACTTCTATTTCTACATCAACTAGCAGTACGACTACTTCAAGTTCAACATCTCAATCTACATCAACTTCGTCTACAACTACAAGTAGCTCTACAACACAGAGTACTTCTACTACTCAATCTACCAGTACGACACAAAGTACTTCTACATCAACTTCTACAAGCAGTACAACAACAAGTCAATCTACCAGTACGACACAAAGTACTTCTACATCAACCAGTAGTACAACAACAAGTAGTTCTACGACTCAATCAACTTCTACTACAAAATCAACTTCCACAAGTTCAACTACTACCAGCAGCTCAACTACTCAGTCAACATCTACAACCCAAAGCACGAGTACATCAACATCTCAATCAACAACAACAAGTACCAGCACGACAACCAGTACATCAACTAGTACAACTTTAGGATAAATATGAATGATTTTAGACGTTTTATAGAATTTACAAAGAAAGACGAAGAAAAGAAAACTGTAAGTGGCTATGCCTCTTCCGAGGCTCTGGATTCACAGGGGGAAATAGTAGAAAAAGATGCAATAGAAAGAGCATTACCTGGATATTTAGGAGAATTTGACCAAGAGAAAAACCGCTATAAACTGGGGGGCTTGAGAGAGATGCACCAAATGTCAGCTGTTGGCAAAACAATGAAGGCAAAAGTAGATGACAAAGGACTCTGGATTGAAGGAAAAGTGGTTGATAAGGATGCATGGGAAAAAGTAAAAGAAGGGGTCTATGCAGGATTCTCTATTGGTGGTAAAATAATAAAACAAGTGGGAAACAGAATTAAAGATTTAAAACTTTCTGAGATTTCTCTGGTTGACAGACCTGCTAATCCCGATGCTGTATTTGCAATGGTAAAAATTGACGATAAGGGAAAAGTAATTGACAAGCAGGGGGTGGATATGATGATGCCAAAACCGCCCCACAATCAGAATTACTCGGTACAGGATGCCGGTCATCTTCTTGATCTGGCAAGAGACATAAGAATGATGCTAAACATATTTCAGTCTGAAGGTCGATCAACCATTGAATTATCAACTGCTTTGACTGCCTTGAAGAAATTAGCAGTTAAAGTCTTAAGCGGTGAGGATAAAAAAACATTTGATAAAATTCTTTATGGAATTGATTTTGAAGAATTAAACAAGTTTACAACTATTAAAGATTTAAAAGATAATGATAACAAAAAGAAAGATATTAAGCTATATGTTAATACTACTTGGACACCAGGATATTTTGAGGACTTGAAGAAAGTTTTAGGCTAGGTGATAAATTATGCCAAAGAAGAATGAAATGCCATTGCCGGAAGAGGAGTTTCCAGGACCTGTTCCTGATGAAACTCCAGTTGAAGAAACCCCTGTAGCAGAAGAGGTAGAGGGAATATCGGATGATACCCCTCCAGAGCCAACTCCAGAGGTAATTATTGATGGTGCAGACACTAGATAGGGCAGAACAACAGAAACTTATACGGTAACTCCTACATTCCGTTCTGTTTTTTCTGCATCAGAAGGTCAGATATCTACTCCAACAACTACAGAAATTAAATCCATTAGTTTCACAAATCAAGTAACTACTTTACCCGATGAGAAAAAGCCACTTTAGGCTTATCCTGATTAAATCGGGATTTATATATTTGACCTGATTTAATTTTTCCTTTTCTTATCTGGTCTTTTTTCTTTTGATACTATACCCTCCAATTTTTTCTCCTTTTTTCTATAGACAATTTCTGTTTTAGAAGAATCTTTTTACGGTTCTTTCTATAATATTTTTTATTATGTTTTTGTAAGTCAATCTTTTCCTTATATGGCATTTCTAAAATTATATCAAAGCTAGTTTAGCTTTGTCAAGCTCACTCCCTATTAATTATATTTTGCCTATTGATTTTTTGTATTGTGTGTTTTATAATCCCTATTAGGTATTGTAATTCCAACAATTAAGTGTTGGAATCAGTGCGGACTACGAAAGTAGCCGCATTTTTTTTGGTTAAAAATATGAAAGGAGGATATTAAAATCCCGTACCCAGGTATCCCACAGTCTAAAATTAAGGACATGGAAAATTGCATTTCTGACTTAATGGTTGATCCAAAGATGCAGTCAAAATATCCTAATCATAAAGAAAGAAAATCTCATTCCATTGCTATTTGCCATTCATCAATTATGGGAAACAAAAAAATAGATATGAGTGATATAAATAAAAGTGTATGGAGTACTGCTATTATCAATAATTTCCCCGACTCAAGTTTCGCATATGTTGAACATGGGAAAAAGGATAAAGAAAACAAGACTATTCCACGAAGCAAACGTCATCTTCCTTATAAAGACGCTAATGGAAAAATAGACCCTGCTCATGTAAGGAATGCACTTGCTAGACTCAATCAAACCGATATTCCCGCTTCTGCTAAAGCCTCTGCACGGACAAAGCTCGTGGCTGCGGCTAAGCAGGTAGGAATTGAAATTGGCGGGAAAGTGGAAGGAGGTGAAAACATGACAAAAAAAACAGTAAAAAAACAAGATGAAGAACCTAAAGAAGAAGTAGCTGAAGAAACTGCTGAAATAAAAGTAACCGAGGAAGCTGCTCCTGAAGTAAAAGAGGAAGAAGTGGCTGAGGAAACTAAAGAAGAGACAACCGAGGAAGCTGTTGCTACTGAGGGAGAAGCACCAGCCGAGGAAGCAAAAGATGAAGCTACTGAAGAAGTAGCTGCCAGTGATAAAGTAACAGACTTGGTAAAACAGGTTCTTGACAAAATTCAAAAACTTGAAGAATCCCTAAAGAAACAGGATGACCCACAAGAGGGGGAATCCGCTTCTGCTGAAGGGGCAGCTTCTGAAGAAGCAGCTCCTGAAGAACCTGCAGAGAATGCGGTTGTAGAGGACACAGTATCAGCTGAGTCAGACTCAGCACCTGTTACACCTGATGAGGGTGGAACAGAAGGTGCTTCACTAGAAGGGGCGGAAGTTTCGAAAGTTTATGCAATAGTCCAAAAAGTTCCAGGCCAGATTGAAAAGCTTGAAAAAGCCCTCAATGAAAAGCTTGAAGCTTTGGAAACTCGCATAAAAACAATAGAGGAACAGCCTGCACCTTCAAAGGTGGTATCTGCTCAAGTAGTGACCAAAGGCGGAAACGTTATAAGTCCGAATCAACAGCGTCTTGAGGAAATAAACAAGGAGTTGACCGATCTTGAGGAGATGAAAAAGTCCGATATGGACAAGTTCCAAAAGGAAAAGAAATGGGAAAAAGCCTTTAGCTTAATGGCTGAGAGGGATCAGCTTAAAGAAGCTGGGGCTTAGAACCAAGTCAAACAAGGAGTTTATAGATTTTCTTTAGAGGTGAATTAGGTTCATCTGAAAAATCTAATTAACCAGATATCAAATGGTATCTGGGAATATCCTATTATGGAAGGGGGTGAGATAAATTATGGCAAGTAATGTAATAGATGAAGCTTTACAGCAAATTAAAGATCAGTTAATGAAGGCGGCGGAAACGACTTCTACTTATACTTTTTCCCCGACCACAAGGTCTATATTCTCTCCTGAGAATCTGGATGAGAAAATCAAGTTTCTCGTTCCTATAGATACTCCTTTGAGAAATAGATTTCCAAGGGTTAAAGGAAAAGGACAAATGGCGGAGTGGAAGAGGATGACATCTGCGATTCATTCAAGGATGCATCCGACAGGTAATGTTCCGGCAGGCACGGCTACACAAATAGCTTTTGCCGATGCGGGAGCACCCAACGAAACTTCTCAGACCTATTCTTTGGCTTCGGCACCCTACAAACTTTTAGGTAGGAAGCTTGAAGTCGGAGGACTGGCATTAGCAGCATCAAAAGCCCGAGACGGTCAGCCTGATATGCAGACAGACCGTGAAAGAGTCAAGATGTATGAGGTAATGCTGGGTGAGGAAGAGTTGTTTATCGCAGGAGATACTGCGAACTCTTCTTTGGAGTTTGACGGATTAAATAAACAGATAACTACCAATTCTGGTAATTACACTGGATATTTGACCGCATCAGGAATTGGTGCAAACTGTCGAACACTTTTTTCCAGAGGGGGAGACCCAACAATCCTTATAGCATCTGCACTGCAACTTCAGGCTTTGGCTGATGACCTTTCGAGTTCTGGAACAATCCAGCAAAGGATTATCCAACAGCAGGAAGTGTCTGGAGTAACAGGCGGTTTTGCTTTGGCAAGACTGGTAAATCCTGTAACTCAGTCAATTTTTGATGTTAAACCGTCAAGGTTTGTAGGATTTGGTGCACTTCTCTTAACGGAGAAATCGCCAGCGGGAGAGAATTGGATAGAAGTCGATGAACTTATTCCAATGTCAAGAGTTGATGTCCCATCGACATCATTCTCTTATGTTAGCTTTATTTTGGAAGCACCAGTGTTGAAAGTCATTGGAGAGCCTTTTCAGATGGAATTAACGACGGGATTATAAACATAATCTAATCGTTGAATTTTGAGTAATAATACTGCTCAAAATAAGTAAGCATTATTCTTCGCCTCTAGTAGCCTTTCTACTAGGGGTGAAGATAGAAAGGCAATAATGCTAGAAAATAAATTTATGAATGTTATTTGTAAAAATTGTCATAAAAAATTTAGAGTTTCTCCTTCAAGAAAACAAGTTAAATATTGCTCTATGCAATGTTATGGTAAAAAATCAAAAGGGAAAACTGGATATTGGTCAGGCAAAACTCATAATGAAGAATATAAAAAAAATATGAGTATGTCTCTGTCTGGGAAAAACAATCCCAGATATGGAGTCAAACTTTCGGATGAATTTAAGGACAGAATAAAAAAGTCAGTTTTAGCACATTATAAAAAAAATGGGACAGAGAATTTAAAAGGGGTAAGACCACAAACCAGTAAAACTTTAATAGGACATAGTGTTTCTGAACAAACTAGGAAAAAAATTGGTGCAAAAGCAAAATTAAGAACTGGAGAGAAAAATGCTAATTGGACAGGAGGAAAACCTAAATGTATAGATTGTGGAAAAGAAATTTTTTATACCAATAATAGATGTTTTAATTGTTACAGCAAAATAAATTCAAAAAGATTAATTAAAAGAAATAAATTAGTACCAAAAGAAAAAAGAATAGAAGTAGCAATTATGGGAAGAAAAGCATTAGGAGAAATGAAAGGTCCCACTTCTATTGAAAAGAAAGTTTATGATGAACTTAAACAAAGAGGAATATTATTTGAAACTCAAAAGCTCATTAATGGAAAATTTCTAGTAGATGCTTATATTCCCAGCTTAAATTTAATTATTGAATGTGATGGAGAATATTGGCATAGTTTTGAAGCATCAAAAAAGAAAGATAAAGCAGAAAATGCTTATTTAAAAGCTTGTGGATATCAACTTGTTCGATGGAATGGAAAAGATATTAATAAAAATGTTAAAGGATTAGTTAATAGTTTAAGATTAAATTGAAAGGAGGATGTTAAAATTTCATCTCAGAAGTCCTATAGTAGCGAAACCCAGCTCGAGAATCTATTACTTGTCAGCATAGATGCGAGTTTTTCGACTCAAATAGATGATTGGATATCTGCAGCTGAAAACTATGTAGATAACTATCTCGGTTTCACGACAAATTCGGGACTCCACAATGAAGCCATATCGAATGAGACCCTCGACGCCAGAGTGGATGGGGACTTAAATCTAGTAGTCTATCCCAGAAAACGCCCAATCAATTCCATATCTGCTCTATCTCTCTGGAAAGGGTCAAATTCTTTTGATTTAACTCTAACTGATAGTGATGGCAACACTAAATATATTAAACCTGTCCAGAATAACTGTATTGTCTATCCGAGTTATGAACTGGAAATTTCATCTACTTCTTATTCAATTCAAAGCTTTGCTGCAATTAAATACTCCCGTTTTTATACTAAAATGAGTTATATTGCAGGTTATACTACAATCCCAAAAGATATTCAGCTTGCAACGACTATGATTGCCGCAGATTATTTTATGAGACAGGCTAATAAGGAAGGGCTGGTAGCAATTACGCAGGGAAGGGTAATGAAAAGGTGGGCTGAGAGAAGAGCCGGGGAAAAGAGTCCATTTGTAGCCGATGCTGAGAATATACTTCAAAGGTATAAAATAACATCAGGTTGGTTCTGAGATATGAAAAATAATAAACAAAATAGGAGGATAATTTGAGCCTGATACTAGACAGAGTTTGTGATGTGTATCGTCTTCAAACGGATAGTTCAGATTCTAATAAAGAATCTTATCAAAGCTATGCTCCTCTTCAAGACATTGCAATTAATTGGCAGCCAGCAAATGCGGAAGATACAATTCTGGCTGGAGGAACATTTGGACAAACCTATATAGGATTTACTACAGCATCGGGGATACTTGAAGGAGACAAATTAGTTATGCAACAAACAGGGGAAGTAATGATGGTGAAAGGACGCAGCAACTGGAATTCTCCAGATTTGAGCCCGCATACTGAACTATTATTAGTAGAATTTGAGACATCAGAATGATAAATATACGATTTACAGGAGTTAATGAAATAATAAACGGCTTAAAAGGGACAGCCCAGGAGGCTTCACGCCCTGAAATGATGCTTGATATGGCGGCAAGAGATACCCAGGCTAAAATGAGCCAGGAAGCACCGAGAGGACTAACGGGACTTTTGTCATCTGAAATTATGGTTTTATCGCCTAATCAATTCACAAGAATTATCGAACCTACCGCTAAAAACGTAAGACCAGGAAACAGATACAGTCTGCCGATTGAAACTGGATGGGGAGCAGGAGGAAAAATGCCTAATGTAGAGAGCGTAGCCGCATATTACGGGGCAACTGGAAACAAGAAGCTGGCTTTTGCTATTGCGGCTGGAATTGCCAGCAAAAATTATGCACCTAATCCTTTTGTTATGAGAACTTATGAGTGGGTATGGGGACAGATTAACAATTTGGTTGAACCTTTTATGGCAAAAATGCAAGCCAGATATATAGCAGGATAAATTATGTCAGTTTCAGCAATAAAGACACAACTTATGGCAAGCTTAAATGCAATGGGAACTTTAAAGGGTGCTTTTGCGTTTGAAAGCGGAAATCCTTTGGGCAAATATCCTTATGCTACTTTAACACTTAAAAGTGGGGACGGAGAGTATGCGGATATTGCCCGAAATCTAAGAAGACACAGTTTTTGGATAAGAGTCTATCAGGAACAATCTAAAGAAGGACAGGGCGTGGCACAGGCTGAGACAATTTCTATCTCAGTTTTGGATGAACTGATAGCACATCTTGACCAGAATACAACTCTGTCGGGAACTTGCAAGTATGCAAGGCCAGCGAGGTATTCAAGTGCATTTTTAAATAGGGAGCTTGACATGCGAACTTTGGAAGTTGAAGTTGAATGTTTTGATCTTGTGGCTTCAAATAATTAATATGAAAAAAGTAAATATAAATTTTTCTATGAAAGGAGGTGAGTAATATCGCAGTAGCAGGTGCAAATATACAAATTAGTAGGCTTGGTAGCTTAGGCCTTGCGATTGAAGTATCGGCAGGAACAGCAAACACAACAGCAAGCGTTTATTTACCTTATTCGGACAATTCAATAAGAGGACATCACGAACCGATTGAAAACATTTCATCGAGAACATCCAGAGTAATGGATGCCGACTCGGTTTTGGGTAGGAGATGGACTGAAGGAGACTCGGAAATTTTAGCAGATATAGTAAATGCTGGATATCTTTGGAAACTGGCTTTGGGTAATGAACTTCTGGTAACAGGAACACCCAATGCCCATACATTTTATCCGACATTTTCCGGGAATACGCCTTTAACGGCAACTCTTATAAACTCAAGGGGATCAACCGATGTCGAACAGTACAGCTTTGCCTGTATTGATGAGCTTAATTTTGCGGTCTCAGACGGACTTGCAACATTAAATGCTTCCTGGCAGGCTCAATATCCGACAGCAGGAGCAGCCCAGATAGCAACAACAACATCTGGAACTGTTCTTGCTTTTAAAGATTATTTTGTTCAGTTTGGATCAACTCTTACAACAGCGGGAACAAATCCGACAACACCGGTCAATGAGTTTAACTTAACGATTGCAAACAATCTTGAGGTTATTCACAGATCTGGAAGCTCGGAAGTATCAACTATAAGAACTAAAGGGTTAAGAGTATCTGGAAGTTATAAGCTTTTCTTTGACTCTGTGACAGATAGAGACGCATACTATGCTCTTAACAAGAGGAGTATGATTGTTACTTTCTCTGGAAATGCAAACGAAGCATTACAATTTAGGATTCCCAGATTCAGAATCAATGAAGCTGATATAGATACAGGGCTTGATGACTTCTACGCATTAACAGCTGACTTTACAGCTGAAGATAGTGTGGACCTAGGGGCTAGAGTTTTAGACGTAAAACTTTCAAATTCTAAGAGTAGTGTGTATAGCTAACCCTGAATTAATTAAATAATTAATTAATGGAAGGAGGTGAGGGGTAATGGCAGATACAACAAATAATGAAGGTCTAAAAGCCAATATACCCATTCATGAGGTAAAACTCGATAATGGGGATATTGTCGTGTTTTACGACTATATAACAACTGGTGAATCAAGAGAGCTTCAAAAAATTCTTCTTGAAGGCGGAAAGTTTAATTCTCAGACAGGACAGATTGAAGACTTACCATTGGGAGTTTTTCTTGCATCACAGGATAAAGCTGCTTCTTTGGTAATTAAAGAAGTAAAATCGGGAGACAAGACTGAGGCTTTTTCACAGGATTGGCTTAACAGCCTGCCAGTTGAAATAGGAAACAAAATATATGATGAGGTTAATCGGCTGACGCAAGTCTCAAGCTTAACCCAAGACCAAAAAAAAGTCTAGTGAAGGAGTTGGTGATGGGCCTGACTGGAGAAAGCGGAGTCAGGTCAGAAGCCTATATTCGTTACAAAATATGTCAGGAATTTTCTTGGACATATTACGAATACATGAGCCAACCACCCTTCTTTATAGAGGAAATACTTTTGATTATGAATCAGGAAGGACAAACTGAAAAAAGACAAGCTAAAGAGGCTGAGAGAAAAGCCAAATCAGCTAGGAGATAGTTATGGATAAACAATTACGCATTATATTAACTTATGTAGATGAAGCCAGTGTAGGACTGGCCAGAACCGCTGGTGTAATTCAAGGTACTGTAGGTACCCTTCAAACTGGAATTGGTAGAGGATTTGGTGTACTTGGTGGAATTGTTGGGGGAGCAGTTGGAAGAATTAAAGGTTTTATAACAGGAATGGCTAGTCATTTCCGATGGGCTTCTCTTTTCATAGGCACAATGGCAATCGGTATGGGAGCTAAAATACTTGGTCTTGCAGCTTCAGTTGAACAAGCAGGAGTAGCATTTAAAACCTTGGTCGGAGAAAAAGCTGGCGGAGAACTTCTTGGATGGTTAACTAAGTATTCTTTAGTAACTCCTGTTACCAGACAACAATTGATGGGACTTACCCAAACAATGTTGGGTTATAATCATACAGCCACAGAAACAAAAAAGGCTATGATAGCAGTTGTTGAAACTGCTTCAGCTCTAGGTATCACAGAAACAAGACTTCAGGCTATTACATATAATTTGGGACAAATTGCTACTTCGACCACAGTTTCTTATAGAGAATTTAGAGACCTTCAAAAACAGGGTGTTAATACAGCCAAGCTTTTAGCCTCAGCTGTTAATGATGGGCAGTTAAAACTTTCTAGTTTTGGAACAGTTGCAACTGTAACTGGTGGAGCAACTAAAAAATTAACGACAGCATATGGAAAAGCAAAAGAAGTTCTTGAGGATAGCACTTGGAAACAAGCACAATTTAATGACCAAATAAAAAAAGCAATTACTAAATACGGTGAAGCAGATTACCATGTTACAAAGCTAAAAGAATCACAGGGAGACTGGAATGAAAAAGTAGTAGCAGCTAATAAGACTACTGCTGAATTTACAACTGCTCAGGCAGGAGCTGGTAAAGCTATTAAGATTTCTGCTGAAAATTTAAAAGAATTAACCCGTGAACAACAAGAAGCAATCTTAAAACAAAATACAGGAAAAGAGATTGCCTTAGCCCTTGAAGATCAGATGATTAAAACCTATGGAGGTGCGGCTTTAAGACAAGTTAAAACTTTTTCTGGAGCAATGTCTAACTTTGGGGATGTTTTTCAATATATTCTTCAAAGAGCAATGGGTATTTCCCTTGAGGGAGAAGTACAAATAGGAGGAGCATTCGACAAAATAAGAAACGCAGCTGCAAAATTGGTGGAATTTCTTATTGATAATGTTGATAAAATTGCCGAGTTCTTCAATAAATTTCTTGCTGACAAAAATAACTTAATTGCCATAGCTGGAGTTTTTGTCGGAATGCTTCTGCCAGCTATTATATCTATAATCGGACCAATTGTTCTCTTGGGAGGAATAATAGGATTTCTTGTAGCCAAGTCTTTGCCTTTAATTCAATCTCTTGCCGATAGATTTGGGGGATGGGGAAATATTATACAAACAATTAAAGGGCTATGGGAATCTTTTTCCCAGGCATTTGGACGATTTATTGCAGAAGTGGCACCTCCTTTTATAGAAGCATTTAAACAAATGCAACCTGCTCTACAACAATTTGGTGAAGCATTTATGCAATTTCTTCCTATTTTAGGAATAGTACTTATGATAATAGGAGCATTACTAACTGGATTATTGACTGCTTTGGCTAAAGTTTTACCCAATATAATTATGATTTTTACAGGAATAATTCAGTTTATTACAGGATTTTTTCAATTATTATGGGGACTGTTTACCTTAAATGGGGATTTAATAAAAGAAGGATGGAATAGACTTTGGCAGGGAATTTGGAATATTGTAAGTAATGCTGTAATGGGAATTTTGAATTTAATTACAGGATTTGTTGAAGGAATAGTTAATTTCTTTAAAGGACTCATTATGGCTTTGGTAGGCGGGTCAATTATTCCAGATATGGTTAATGGAATGATTATGTGGTTTACAACTCTTAAAGATAAAGTTTTGGGATTGGTTGGAAGCCTTGCAGGCGGAATAAGAGATAAATTTTTAGGACTTGTTGGGGAAGCAACAAGTTGGGGTTCAGGAATTATCCGTAATATGATTAATGGAATAAAAAGTGCAATTCAGGGAGCAGGAAAATTAGCAGGAAAATTAGCGGGTGGAATTGGTATGTCAATTGAAGAAATATTAAGAATGCAGCATGGAGGAATTGTACCAGGTATGATTGGACAGCCAGTTCCTATAATGGCTCATGGAGGAGAAAGAATAATTCCGAGAGGCTCAAATACCCAGTCTCCTTCTGGGGGCGGCGGAGGAGTGACTATAAACATGAATGGACCAATTAGTATGGACTCTCCGCAAAGAGTAAAAGAATTGGCAGATACAGTAATTCGGATCATGGGAAGACAATCAGAGTTAGCAAAATATGGTCAGATTTAATATAAATTAAATTATGAGTTTAACTTTCAACACTTTCAATCTTCAGTCAGCAAATGTGCTCACGAGCAGCATTAATTATCGTTCAATACCTGCTCGAGAGATTGTGCTTGAGGACATAGCCAGAAAGCCCGGCAAGAAACTTATCTCAGAAGAGTTTGCGGAACGTCATATCAAACTTGCAGGATGGATACTTGGAAGTGACTCAACTGACTTAATAGCCCAGATTGATAGCCTGCATACTAATGTAACCAGAAAGACTTCAGGAACCCTCTCGATAGACTCAGGGCGGGAGATTGAGGCGATAGTGGCCTCGGTAAGCGTTGAGGAACCACATTATACCCAAAGCATGGTTCCTTTTGAAATTGAATTTATAGCCGCAGAACCCTTCTGGAAAGGAGCACAACAGACAGTTAGCTTAACGGTAACTTCTGGAAGTGCAACCCAGCCTATTACCAAAACTGTAACCTTAACTATATCAGGAAGCGTATATGCAGAACCATCTATTGTTTATACGGCTCCCGGCTCGACTGGTTCAACCACAACCTCTGGAATACAGGTTGTCTACAACCCAACGGGAGAGAAAGTAACCTGGTCGGGTACCAGCAATGCGACTCTGGCATATGGAAACTTTGTCAAATTTGATTATGCAAACCAACTTATACTGGAGGGATCAACCGAGATTGAAGCAACTGGAGTTTATTCGAGATGGGAACCAGGGGAAACGACATTTGTTACGACTTTTTCGGGATCACAGCAAGGTGGCACTTTGGACTTTATTTATAGGCCACGTTATCTATGATTCGATAAACTCATCACAAGTAAAATGAATGAAAAAAACAAATCAATTCTACAACAAACTTCAATAAACTTTATAGAAAGGAAGGTGGTTTAATATCGTAAGATTATGGAATAAGGATAAACAATTTTTAAGTTACTTAGCAGGGTTTGTGGATGGTGAGGAAACTATTAGTGTACAAAGACGGATAAATAAAAGGTGGTATTGTTACGACCCTTATTTAGCGATTGCTAATTCCCACTTTCAAGTTTTAGATTACATTATAGGTAGAATTAGGCTTGGTTCACTTAGGGGTAAAGGAAATTCCAAGGGGCACTTTGGCAAAAAACAGATGTATTCCTTATGGTTTTCTAATAGGTACGCACGAACAGTTATAAGAGCACTTTATCCATATTTAATAGTTAAGAAACCACAAGCTCGGTTGGTTTTAGATATGTTAAAAAGAGGAGGTACTTATTCTCCTCAAGAAGAAATTAGAAGAAAAACCCAACAAGAAAAAACTTATCAAGAGTTAAAAATTATTCACGGAAGGAGTGTGAACTAAGGTGGCTCGAATATGGTCTAGTGGATTTGAATTAAACTCAACATCTACAGACATAGAATTCTCTAATACAAATGGATCTCCAACTATTCAAACTTCTACAGTAAGAAGCGGAACTTATGCAGGAAGAGTTAGCTCTTTATCAAGCGGAACAAGAAAGGCCTTCGGATATACCTTTATTGGTGCAGATAATGATGGACCATTCTTTTTCAGATGGTATGTAAATTTTGCTACTTTACCATCTGCTGAGAACAGAATTATTTTTTTAACAGATGGTCTATCAAGCGTAAGTACCCAAAGAATTTATGTAACTATAGATAACTCAGGAGTATTGAGGTTTTATGATGAAGACGGACAGATAACAGGAACTTCTACTCTTTCTATAGCTACTTGGTATTGGATTGAGCTTAAAGTTGATAGAACTGGTGCTGCAGGATTTCATGTGATTGAAGGAAAGGTAAATGGAACAGTTTTTGCAACTTCCTCAACAAGAGATATAGCTGCAGGACTTCAGTCTATCCAGTTTGGTGGAAACTTAAACCAGGAAGCCCAAACTACAGGAAATTGGTTTTGGGACGATATTGCTGTAAATGACTCTACTGGTTCTTTCCAAAACGATTACCCAGGGGCAGGAGAAATTATCCATTTAAAACCTAACGCTGCGGGGGATAACACAGATTGGACAGTTCTTCCTTCTGGAGATAATTTTGCAGCTGTTGACGAAATAACTCCAAATGATGCTACCGATTATGTAGAAAGCACAAATGATAATGCCATTGATGATTATAATCTTGAAGCAACGCCTGTTGCAATGGACTCTGATGATACTATTAACTGTGTACAGGTTGGATTTAAGTTCCGAAATCAAAGTGCTACGGGAGATGAAATAGTCCTGCGTATTAAAGCATCCGCAGGAGGAACAACAGAGGAATCTTCTGTAATTGAGGGAAATACTTCCTGGACAGTCAATGCTCCCAGTGATCCCAGAAATTATGCTCTCACATTATATGATTTACCTGGAGCATCTACAACTGCTTGGACAAAAGCGGATTTGGATACAGCCCAGATAGGAATAAGGGCAAATCAGGCTGGAGACATTAGAGACGTAACGGCAATATGGCTTTTGGTGGATCATACTCCATTCGCAGGACCTACAACTTCTACCTCAACAACTATTTCAACAACTTCTTCTACAACGACCAGCTCAACTACCACAAGTAGTTCAACAAGTACAACCAAAAGTACTTCCACTTCTCAATCAACATCAACTACCAAAAGTACTTCCACGAGTTCGACTACGACATCAAGTAGTACTTCTACTACGAAGTCAACCTCAACTACTAAATCAACCAGTACCTCAAGCACAACAACTTCCTCGAGTACATCAACTACTAAATCAACCTCAACATCTCTTACAACTACCCAATCGGTAACTACTTCAACCTCATCTACTACCACAAGTTCGAGTACCTCAACGACTAAATCAACATCAACAACTAAGAGTACCTCAAGCACCACCACTTCTTCATCAACTTCTACCACGAAGAGTACCTCAACGACTAAATCAACATCAACTACTAAATCAACCAGTACTTCATCAACTACCACATCATCCTCAACCACCAAATCTACATCTACCACCAAATCCACATCTACCACCAAATCCACATCTACCACAACTACACGCTCAACCTCAACAAGTTCAACCACAACCTCATCCTCAACCACCAAATCTACAACAACCACCCAAAGCACATCCACATCAACCTCAACGACTACTCTTCTTGAAACAACAGAAGTATTGGGGCCTTTAACCGATACTCAAGTTTCAACAGGTTCTTATATGGGAAATGGAATAGCAGGAAGACAGATAACTGGAGTAGGATTTAAACCATCTTTGATCTGGATTTGGGGAGACTCTGAATACGCAGTCTGGACGGGTGATGTCCTGCCCTCCGATAAAACTCTCTATTTCTCAAATGCCGCTGTAGGATTTACGGGAGGTATAACTGGATTTATACCAGACGGATTTATAGTAGGAACCCACTCAACAGTAAACACAAACGGAAAAACTTACTATTACATGGTTTTTAGAGATAATGGGGCAGGGAACATTGATGTAGGTTCATATATAGGAAACGGCAGTGATAATCGGGCAATTACTAACTTAGGTTTTCAACCTGATTTCGTACACATCAAAGGAGATACAGCACAGTCTGGAAGCTATAGATGGAATAATGGAATAAGCGATAATTCTTATCTATTTACGGGAGCAACTGCCACAGACCACATACAGGAATTGGTTTCAACCGGATTTCAAATAGGAACTCATGCAAGAGTCAATTCAAATAATGTTACTTATTATTATTTTGCCTTTAAAAAACAGGTTGACTTCTTTGACATTGGAACTTATACGGGAGATGGAAACAATAACAGACACATAGGAACTATTTTTCAGGAAGCACTCGTTATGATACAGAAGACTTCAGGAACTGCCCAAGTCCCTGTCTATATGCCACTTGATGCTTCATCTATAGAAACTACCCTGCTTTTTGGCAATTCTTCCGCCTTGACAACCGCAATTCTTGAGATTGAAAATCCTGGTTTTGAAATTGGGACTCATGCTACTGTCAATACCGATACAGCAACATATACTTACTTTATCTGGAAAAATCCTTCCCAATCAAACTTCTCCAAAAAATATTATATGTATAAGGTATATGATAATAATGTCTATAATACCACTTGGAGTAAGGAAATTTTGACTCAGCCATCATTTAGAAATGTAATAAACGGAGGGCCTGGAGAAGTAATTGTACGGCTTCCCAGAAGTTTTGATGACTTTGGAGAAAATGATGATGTAAAACTAAACAACAGAGTGGATATTTATGTCTATGACAGACAGCATCCAAACGGACTTCTATTTTATAGAGGATTTATTTCAGGCTACAAACCTGTACTGGATGGTAACAAAGAATATGTGGAAATTACCATCTTAAGTTATATTTTTGAACTGGGTTATTATATGTTACGAGATGGAACTGGAGCAACCGAGATTGCCTACAATTCCCAGGATCCCTCAACTATTCTTACAGATATTATTCAAAAATATAGAGCAGATGGGGGGGCGATAAATTATACCGCAACTTCTATACAAACTACGGGAACGACAGTTTCCTATACCTTTAACTCAAATACTGTAAGAGAGGCAATAGATAAGGTAATTGAGCTTTGTCCTGTAGGTTGGTACTGGACTGTAGATGCAAATTCTATAATTTATTTAAGCCCCAAGTCTACAACCGCAGATCATACTTTTACTATTGGCACACACATAAGTCAGATGGAAACTTGGAGGAGAATGGAAGATGTGGTTAATAGGGTTTACTTTACGGGCTTTACAACTGCCTCTGGAACCGGAATGTACAGGATTTACTCAAATACCGGATCTATTACTTCTTACGGACTTCATGCAATACATAAGGTTGATGGAAGGGTGACTAATACTTCAACTGCTGATACAATGGCAAACCGTATTTTAAACACTAAGATAGATCCTGAGATAAGAACTGCACTGACTATCTCAGATGACAATGGAGAACATAAATTTAGAGGATATGACATAGAAAGTGTTATCCCAGGAGACACAATGAAAATAGGAAATATTAAAATGGCGGCTAAGACCTCATCAAGATGGGATCAGGCTTCATGGGACATAGATGTGTGGGACTCAACTCTAGCATTTACCGCAGCTGATGTTATACAGATACTTTCTTTGGATTATAACCCTGACAGCTTGAAGATTGAGGCATCATCAAGACTTCCTGAAATCTCAAAGAGGATTGAGGACATTGACAGAAATTTGACAAACTTTCAGACTGTAGACAATCCTAATACGCCGACAGCAGGATAAGCCCTTCGGCAAGCTCAGGATAAATATGATATGATAAGAAAGGAGGGGATGAAAATTGCCAACAATTAGCAATACTTTTTCAGCATCGAGTCTTATAAAATCCGCAGAGGTTAATGAAAATTTCTCGGATGTGGCAGTGGCCATATTGCCGACATTTACTTTTACTATTGTAGGAACTCTGGTTACAGGAACTAATGTTACACCAGCTCTAATTGTAAATAATTCACTTACTATTAATAAGGCTTACGCTTATGTAAAAACTGCTCCGACGGGAGCATCAATACTTATAGATATCAATGTTAATGGTACATCAATTTGGAATGTAACTCCAGCAAATAGATTAACTATTGCAGCTGGCGGACAGACAGGAAGCCAGACAAGCTTTGACACAACAAGCTTGAGTGAAGGCGATATTTTAACATTGGATATTGACACTATAGGCTCGACAAATCCAGGTCAAGATTTAACCGTGGAATTAAAATGTACATAAATGATTAATAAAATCTGCCTAAATTGTAAAAAGGCTTTTGAAATTTATCCTTATCGTGAAAGGACAGCTAAATATTGTTCAAAAAAATGTCTTGGAGAATCAAAAATAGGAAAGCCTTCTCATAGAAAAGGAATAAAACTTTCAGAAGAACATAAAGAGAAATTAATTGAATCACATAAAGGACTAATTCCATGGAATAAAGATACTAAAGGATTAGTAAAACCAAACAGCGGATCTTTCAAAAAAGGCTATATTCCTCATAATAAAGGACTAAAAAAGAAAAGCTTTTGTATAATTTGTAACAAAGAAATGATTATTTATAGAGGGGATAAATGGGTAAATAAACACAAAACTTGTTCAAAAGAATGTAAAATAGAAGCAATAAAAAGAGCAAGAGCAAAACAGATTTTTACTATAGAATCACAAATTAAAAAAGGACTAGTTCTAAGAGGAAGAAAATTATCAAAAGAACATATCGCTAAAATATCTGGTCCAAATAATTATCATTGGAAAGGTGGACCAGATAACCCAATTAAACTTTTAAGGGGTTCTTTTAATTATAAACAATGGAGATTACAAGTTTATAAGCGTGACCATTGGACTTGTCAAATTTGTGGCTATAAAGGTACAAAAATAGTAGCCAATCATATTAAAACATTTAAAGACTATCCCGAATTAAGATTTATAATTACAAATGGAATTACTATTTGTGATTTTTGTGATAATAAATTAGTTAAAAGACATGAGAGAAAATGGGAATCATACTTTAATTTTAATTTAATGACTAAAGGATTTATTGAAGATGAGTTTATACCTATTAAAATGGAGGTAAATTCGTGAGTCAATTCATAAATTTTGGGGGAGGAGGAGATGGAAATGTAACTCTCTCAGGTACTGATTCTCCAATAGATTCTGCTTGTAATGGCACAGCCGGAGCGACTTCTTTATCTGCAACCAATGGATCGTTTGCCGCCGGGCAGATGATTTTTATACATCAAACACAGGGAACAGGTAATACACAATGGGAAGTCAATTATATAGTTTCCTATTCAGCAGGAACAATAACTACACTAAATAATCTCGATTATACATATGCTTCTGGAGCTCAAGTTTTAGTTGTAAAACAATATTCATCTATATCGGGCTCTTTAACTGCTAAATCTTGGAATGGAAGTGTTGGTGGAATTATAGCCCTTGCCTGTACTGGTCAAGCACTTCTTGATGGGACTTTTAATTTAGCGGGAAAAGGATTTAGGGGTGCGGGAGGAGGGTCTACTCAACAACAAACGGGAAGACAAGGAGAAGGAACAGCTGGTGCCACTTATACTCGTACAACTTCTGCAAACGGAAATGGTGGGGGAGGAGGCCTAGGGGGAGGTGGAGATGCGAGTATGCCCGCTAGTGGAGGAGCTGGCGGGGGAAATGGGGCTACTGGAAGTAATAGCACGGGAGTAAATGGAGGTACCCCCGCTACTGGAGGATCAGCGGTTGGATCAGCAGATCTGACTACAATGTCTCTTGGTGGGGCAGGAGGAGAAGGTGGAACTAGAAATAATACCAGTACCGATAATGCCGTAGAGGGCTTTGGTGGAGGAATGTTTATACTTTTTGCAAGAATAATTACAGTAACAGGTTCTGTAAGCTTAAATGGAGGAAATGCTACGAGGGGAGATTCACCCTATGGAGAGGGAGGAGGTGCTGGAGGTTCTGCACTATTAAAAGGACAAAGAATAACTCTTGGAACAAATCAGATTACAGCACTTGGAGGAGCTCAGGAAGGCGGAGGGGGAGATGGAGCAGTTGGAAGAACAAGAATAGAAGCTTGCTCAAGAACCGGAAGCACTAATCCTGCGGCATCTGAGAGCATAGGGGGATTTAACTTTTGCGGAGGGGCAAGTGCTATTATAGGGTAACTAGACAGTTCCCTATTTATTATAGGATAACTGAAGATATTGCTATAGGTTATTAGTTATAAATTATAAGTTATGAATAATGAATCAGGAATCAGGAATCAGGATAGATCGAGTCAAACTCGACAATCACAGTACGAAAAAATCTGTCGGCATGAATTTATTCCTCTTGGTTTTGAAAAAATCTCTACCGATGAAACAAAGGTTGAAGTAATCGCCGCAATAGCATGCAAGGTCTGTGGCCTTTTTAGAACTAAAATTCTCTATTTTGATAGACAAAGAGAGCAAAACAAAACTTAGTATTGCTTTTTTGTAATTTCTATGTTATAATACCCATAATATGAATACAGACAGATCCGCCAGAGGCGAGACAAGGCCTTTTATCACAACTGGAGAAATAGTCAGTCTTGCAAGTGTTCACCCCAACACTGTAGCGATGTGGCGGGCTACCAAGAAAATAGTACCTAAAGATAAAATTGGTTCTTCTTTTCTTTATGAAAGAAAAGCAGTAATGAATTTCTTAAATCAAAGAGAAAAGAAAATACTAATTAGAAAAGAAAAGAAAACTAAATTAGGGAATTGATCAAGTCAAACTTGGTTATTGACTTTTGAAAAAATAATTGAAATAATATATTCAACAAGTTCAGTATAAATAATAACAATAATAACATGGATAATTTACAAACAGACCAATCTACAAAAGAGCCTGAAATGGATTCGACTCCACTCACCACTATAGTAGAGGGAGAAATAGTAGGAGAACCAACTGAAGCTGATGGACAACCCGAACCAGCACAGCCAGAAAATCCTAATGAAACTCCATTAACAGAAACCCCAGAAGAAACTCCAATCATTCCAGAAACACCTACAACCGAAATCCCTGTAGAATCTCCACCAATAGCCCTGGTAGAACCAGCCTCAGAACCAACCCCAACTGAGGTTATTCTCAATATACCTGAATCAAATGGAACACAAGATGAATCTGGAATGTTTACTATCCGTTCGGATGAAACAGGAGACAAAGTTTATTTAGTCAAAGGAGAAAAGCGATATTGGGTAAAAAATACGGAAACTTTAACAAAACTAGGATTTTATTTGGGCAAAGAAAAAAGGCTTCCATTTTCGGAACTTTTAGCATATGCAGAAGGAGAACCGGTAGATTTGACAGTACCAAATGCCATAGAACCTTGGAACAAACCCGAAGAAGAACAGAAAACTAAATCAGACACACCATATCAAGTTTGGCAGTAGTTTATGGTTTGTCTTAACCCTAAGATTAGATGGCAAAAGCCATTAATAAAGGTCTTAGGGTTTTTGTTTTTAAGATAAAATGGCAACATCCAATAGAGAAATATTTACAAGAGCAGACAGAGATTTACTTATCCGCCTTGATTCCAAGGTTGATCAAATTGTAGGTGATATAAAAGAACTAAAAGACGGAACAACTGCAAGAATTATAACTTTGGAACAGCAAATGAACCTGATGGAAAAAATAAGAACCGAATATGACCCTACAAAAATAGTTCCTCTTATTTATGAACATGAACAATGGATAAGAGAATATAAACTGACTTATAAAATAATTGTAGGAGTTGCGGCAATTATAGGAGCAATAGTCAGCTTTGCCTTAAAAGTTGTCTTTGACATAATAAGAATAACAAAATGAAAGAAAGACTACCATTAGCAAATCAGGGAGAAGTAACAGACATTTTGGGGAATTTTGCCCAATATGTTGAGCCGTAGGCAAGACATTTAGGATATGAAAGCGACTTTAAAACCTATGTTAAAGTAGTTGAAAGTCCGAGTCATACTATACAAAAACGCTTGGTGATTCAGATGAGATTTGAAAAACCAATAATATGAGCGTAAATTTAACCATACCTACATTGGAAAGTAAATTTGCTGATTATAGAGATGACATAATTGGGGATAGCTATAATTGGGGGCCTACCATTACCACAACCGAAATTAAATATTTCACATTCCACCACAGTGTGACTGCACAAACTGCGAAAGATGACGGCAACTGGAAGAAGGAATGTGATGTTATTGCAGGATACCATGTGAACGGAAACGGTTGGGGAGGTGTGGGATACAGATTTATTATATGCTCCGAGGGTACTGTTGCTTATGTAGGCGATCTTTCGCATGGGGGCAGTGCGGTTGGAGGATTTAACAACATAATGTTTTCTGCATGCCTTGTAGGCGATTTCACGAAGGTTCTGCCAACATCAGCCCAAGTCCACTCCGCATACCTTCTGGCAAAGCACTTCTTAGAGAATATGCCCCAGTACCCGAATCTTAAGGAATGGGGACAGATAAAAGGTCATCGGGACTTTAATCAAACTACCTGTCCCTCTCCTGTATGGAGAGACGGTGCGGATACCTTAAGATCAAGAATTGTAGATGACAGATATCAGGGTTATCCCAATCCCCAGCCCACATGGAGTATTCCGCAAGAACCTGTACCTCCACAACCTCCTTCCAATCAGCCTATTCCACAACCTACTCCTGCCCCTGAACCTGAACCTACACCAGTAGAATGTCCTGAAAAGGAGATTGTCAAGAAAGCACATGATATTCTCTATGGATCAGGATTTTGGTGGATAAAATTAAATAAACTTAAAACTCTTATATCTAAATGAATAAAGACGAAGATAAACAAGTAGAAAAAGAGAACACCGAAGGTGCTATAAATCGTCTTACTAGGGAAGTAAAAGAATTGAGACATGATCTTGATATTACTGATAAGAAAGTAGAAACCCAAAAAGAAATGACTGAGGAAGTCCTTGCCTCTCTCGCCTCGCTTAAACAGTTTACAGTTTCCCAAAGACAGCACCAAGACCTAAAGACTGAGGAGATAAAGGATGAAGTTAAAGAGACCCAGGCTGTAATTAAGGGTAAGATTGAGGATGTAAAAGAAGTAATTAAAAAGAAGAAGATAATACGAATCCCAGATGGGGGATTTCTTAAAAAATTGTTGTTTTGGAAGTAATATGCTTTTGTATAAAGGTCAGTGTAATGTTTGCGGTTCGGGAATCAGAACAAAATACAAGAGCCATCTTGAGACTTTTAAGAGGAAACATAAACATAAGAAAGGAGGTGGTAACTTGTGGAAGAAATTCTTAAATTATCTCCTAACGCACTTATAGCGTTTGGATCAGTATGGGCCATAGGCCTACGGGTAAAATTAACTACAGAACAGAAATTCCTACTTTCAGTTGCAGTAGCATTTGTTTTAGGCTTTATACCCTCTGACTTAGGCAATGAAATAGCAAACAGAGTAAAAGATGCAGTAGGTATAGGTATTGGTTTAACTGCAATCTATCAAGGAGCAAGGAGAATTACAGGTGTCGCCTAAGAAAGAGAGAGAAACACTTATTAGTAGTTTAATTACTTGGAAACTTCGTGATCCCACCATTACTCTTTTTATCGGGGAAAGAGAAGTTGTGATAGAGCAGGAATTAGCAGAACGCAGAAAAAAACCAGACTTACCAAGAGTTTATGGAACATTATTTGATTATAAGGATAGAAAACCAAGACATACTATATACGAAAGGCAAGATGCTAAGTGAAAGAAAAGGAAAAATATACTCCTTATCAGGAACAGAGACTTTATAGGTTTGCTTATGTTCTTGCTATGACAAATTGGATTGAGCATAGTCTTGAAGAAGCCGATTCAGTCCCAGGTTATGAGAAAGGTACATTTGCCTACCAATCTACAAAAGGAGAAAATGTTACATTCCATGTTTCCCCAGACTTGATTGATGCTTTAAGAAATATAAGCTTGGATTTATTCCATGATTTAGTAGGCGAGGGAATGAAGGAAGATGCTTTTGAGATAATTAGAGAGGCAAAGAAGATTTAAGTCCATATCTACGACACAGACTGATACAGTTCTTATAACTACGACAAAATAAAATAGCGTAGATAAGCTCTTTTAATGAGAACTTCTCTTTGGACAGAGTTTTTCCACAATCCACACATTCTCTCTTTTTCTTAAAATATGTCCAGTTTTTATGCTTGCATTTCATTTTATAATTCCCTGCATTTCTTCAAGGGAATGAATAACATAACACCTTGCTCCGTACCCTTCTAGCTCCTTCATTTTATGCTTTTGATAAAAAGTAAGTTTTCCTTTCGGTTTCTTAATTTCAAAAAAATAGCACTTGCCGTATTTTATTGCTAAAATGTCGGGAGTTCCTGCTTCCTGTCCCATGATAAATCTGCGATTCCTGCCTTCACCAACGCTATATTTACCACTATTGAGCCTGAGACAGTAAAATCCTTTGGCTTTAAGGTAATTCATACACTGAGTTTGTATTTCATGCTCACGCAATTCTGGTAGTTTATTTTTTATTGGCATATTTCCTTTTGCAAATACCGCATCTGTAAATGTTAAACCATAGAATTTTCTTTACCCAATAAAGACTATCAACTTGCTTTTTGCATTTCGGACAACGAATTGTTGAAAGTATTGCTGTCATCTATTCTTGCTTGCCCCTAGTATCTAGTTTTAACTTAGTTGTAATAGTATTTAGTGAAGTAGCATTTTTATTCTTAATCATTCTCCTTGAAATTACTAAGCCTTTGTATTTGGTAATCACTTCTCCTTCATAATTACCACTTTGTAAAAAATCTCTTATTTCATCCGATTCCTCTGCTTCTGCTACTTTTTCTAATTCTAGTATTACTTTCATTCTATTCTTGCTTTATGTATTCAGTAATTTAGATTCTATGTGTTCTTTAAACTCTTTAACTTGAGCTGCAATCTGTTTTTTAATAGGTTTTGTTTTATCTACTAACATATTGGTTTTTATGTTTAAAAAATATGTTTTTACTTTCTTAATATCTGCTGGTAATAATTCAGTTCCTTTTACTTTAAACACGAAATCCATTCTCTTTACTATATTTCCCTCATCATCCTGAAATATCTGCTGATAAAATCTAAAAGGTTTATCATTCTCAACTTGCACTATATGGCAGTCCTTAAACTTTCTGCCACTTCCACAAAGACATAGTTTATTTCTTCCTATAGCTTTCATATTCTATTCTTGCTTGCCCCTAGACTCAACTATTTGCTCTATAAAATGCTTCTGCGAATCCTCTAGGTGTTATTGCTCTCATAGCTTGTCTTGTTTTAGCGTTCTTCCAGTAATCTAATTGGTTATTACTACCTGCCATATTTTTCATGGCTTTTATTTCTTTCATGGTTAACATATCAAACTTAGGTAATTTCCTACTATTTGTCTTAGACTTTGCTAAATCTTCCTCAGACATAACATCTGTAACTACCTTAACTGTCTTAACAGGCTCATTGAAATGTCCCCAAAGAGCTGTTTTCTTTTTATAATTATGCCCAAACTCCCAAGGGTCAAATATAAAAGCTGGCTTACCTAAAAACCATCGTGTCATTGCGTAGTAGGGATTTTCTAATGCCCAAAACTTTAGGGGGGGGTATTTCTGCTGGTCACTTACAATTCTGTATTGTGCCTCGTGGATTAAGTTAAGACAAGCATTTATTATTTCCATACCTTCCCTTAAATTTCTTCTAGTTTTAGCGTTGGTTCGGGCGAAAGAAAACATAGTGCAAGGCGGAGCTGCGATTATTCCATAAATCTCCTGATAATGAATATGTCGCTGTAATTTCAAGGGTGTTGGAAAGAATATCCCATCTTCTCTAAATTCAGTATTGAGGATGTTGTAATCTGGCAAAGTTATAACCATCACATCATATCCAGCCTCCCTATAAGGTGCTGACCAAGCCCCTGTTCCTCCGCATAAGTCTAGTATTATCTTTTTCATTCTAATATCAAAAGCAAACTTACAAAAGCTATTGTGCCTATAATATAGCCAATAATAAATCCTAATATAAAATATCTAAAATCCCTATTGCGTCTGTATTTTTTCATTTTGTTTGCCAGAAAGCCACTCCCGCTACAGCCCAAAATACAACATCAATGTAAGAAGGGATAAGTAAATTAATAATTACCATTCCTACCGAAAGCAAAACTATATAGAGATTGACATTTTTTTTCTGGTACATCTCAAAATAAGCCAATACTCCCAATGCCACAAATGGCAAAAGCTGAAGAGCAGTTGCCTCATTGAAAGAAGCCAAAATAACTAAAATAAATCCAACAATAAGAAGAACTTTTTTAAGCATCAACATCTATTATCACCTCCTAAAGATACCATCTGATACCTGATTTTAGAAAGGAACATCTGATTTTTCTTCTTCATTCTCCTCTTCTTTATCCTTTCTTGCTGGAGGAGTTTCTTCCATTTCCCCCGTTCTATCCAATGAAGAAGCAAATTCCTCATAGGCATCGGAGAGGAGAGAAGCTTCATCTTCCGAAAATGGTTTGGTTCCTACCTGAAAATTTAAGGTAAAGTACTTGACCATTTGCTGTCCTCTTGTTGTCTGCTTGAGCTGTTCCTGTTTCTCTGATGTTGCCATAATGGGAAACTTCCATGCAAACTCTGCCTTTTTATCTTTAAGCTGTTTAATAAGTCTTCCGAAATTTGAAAACGAAGAAACCGGAACATTAAGAATAAAAGGTGTGAAATTGGCAATGTTTATTCCCAAAATCCCAATAGTTGTTGTCCGCACCAGTTCTCCCTGGTCATTTGTAAATTCCCGATTGAGCCTTTTTGCACGAAGCAAAGCAAACTTTAGGGTATCCTGAGCATCTCCTGAGTCCATCATAAAAATAGTTCCAGGAGACGCATCTGTACCATCTGCCAATGTTATATTGGTTGAACCAGGTTGAACCAGTTTATAAAACGGGACTGGGATAATGTTTGAGGGAATTTCTTCAAGTCCCCTTATGGAAACAGCACTCTTAATGGGTGCAACTTCTTTTGAGCTTTCGAGTTTTACTGCAACTTTGTTGTCTGCCATAATTTATCACCTCCCCTTAGTTTTTCTGATAAACAAATCATTATCCATGAAGGCATGCAAGCCCCACTTGATATCTGAAATATCTCCCTCTATCTCATTGTCAAAAACCTCCATTTTTCCAAAAACTCCCATAGCCTTGCCGTAAATAACTTTAAGACGGGCTTTTTTTATCGAATCTTTAAGTTTAGTTGAAGCTATAAGTGAAGCAATTCTTTGTTTTGAGGAATTTTTGTAGTACTTAGTCCTTCCATCCTTTTTATAGACAGTGAAATAGATCTTTGGGATGAGATATTTGTCTCCTATATTATTTTTATTTATTTTTTTCTTCATGGTATTAGTTCTTTTTTCTTTATCTGCATTTCCTCAAGTTTTTTTTCTTTGTAGTCTATCTCAAACTTTAAAGTAGCCTGAAGTCTCTTGAGCCGTTTGAGATCATTTACAAAAAAATCTTCTATCATATTAAACGTTTTTTTATTATCCATAGTTTGGCAAAGTCAAAGTATTGTATCAATTATAACATATTCAAATAAGAAAATCAACCCCGATTAAATCGGGGTCAATCCCCTTCTTCACATTTGCCTATTTCGGTGACGCCTTGCTTTTTAAGCTGATTGGCAGCAAGACATCTCACATATATTCGGTTCCAGGCAGAAATGTGGATTTTACACCAAGCATCAATTTGTTCATCTGGATCTTCATACAACCATGATTTTCTCCTTCGGCTTTGCTCAGGATTAATCCTTTTATTTTGTTTAACCAAGTCAAACTTGGCTTTGGCAGGATTCATTTTTTTCATGCCCCTCTTTGCATCTTGGCCAATAATACCCCATTCCATTTTTTCCCCATATTGCATTTGGATGGTTTAAACATTGTCTCTCTTTTTTTGCCTGTTTAATAATTTCCTTCCGAAAACTACTTCTTCTAATAAGACCTTCTCTGCTACCGACAAACCCAGACCTACTCATGTTTTTCCGATTTTCTGATAAATTTCTTTTTTAAATTCTTTCCATTTTTCTTCTGGTATCGGCTGATAGGGTTCTTCGTTTGCCTGTTCAGGTAAAACAAATGCACCTTTTAAGAACTTTTTAACTATATAAAATTCGACTATGTATGGAATAGCAATAGCAAAAGTGTTAAACATAACAGTTGCTCTATTACCACTGGCTATTTCCTGTTTTAAAATTAGAGCCTGATATTTACTTAAAATATATTCTCCTTTACTCGATAAGATAACTTTCCATTCTTCATCATATTTTCCTTCTTCATAATTATTTAACTCCATAATTTTATTTAATTCCCCGAGCATCAACGGCTCTGTATTTATCATTTGATTTTCTTTCTACAGACTTTTGCATATCTCTCAATACAAAACCTCTAAGGCCAGCATTGTAATTTTTATAAGTCTTCCCCTTAGCTTCTAACCAATTTTTCATTTTTTCAAACTGAAGGCGGACAAATGCAGGCGGAACATGATATTGAAGGGCTATTTCGAGTAAGACTTGGGGAGTCAAGGAAGCCAGCGTGTTATAGCGAGTCTTTCCATTTCCTTCTATAACAGGGGGAGATATAGAGAGGGTTATATGTGTACCCTTATTATGTGTACCCTTATAGTCCCCTGAGGGGACTTGGATAGGGACTGCAGGGGACTTGGATACCCGCGTCCCCTGAGGGGACTTGGATACCCGCTTTGTTAGAAGTGAAATGGATATATCTTTCCATTTAGATTTATCAGTTAAAATATAGGTGTTGTGTAAAAATTTTCCTTTCTTATCTCGTGTTGATTCTTTGTTTACTAAATTATATTCGATAAGAGTTTTTAAGCCTCTTATTATTGTTTTCCTCGATACACCATGTTCTTCTGCCATAAGCTCAATTGAGGGAAAACTTATCCCATTCTTATCAGCATGTCTCCAAAGACTATCATAAACTAAAGTTGCTTTCCATCCGCATTTTTTTGCCCAGCCGTTTAAATATGCATCGGGTTTTAAATAGACATTCTTTTTAAACTCATTTGTCAATAAATCATTCATACATTCTTGATTTTAATTCCTTAAATGCATTAAATAATGTAATTGCATCAATCTCTAAATTTTTATCCCAGTAATTTGCAATTTCCACATGTAACATTTCTTCCTCATTATCTTCGAAGGAAAAGAAGAATTGTTTTTCTTTTTTGGTTAAAAAATATTTAAAACCGAGTGCAACTAATGTTGAAGCTAAATAGATGTCTTTAGTTTTGAAGAGGTTATTTAAAATCTCATCTGGCATATTATTTAACATAGATATATTGTATTGTCTATGATTAAAAACTTTTTGTCAAGAGGGAAAATTAATCATAATTTCCGGAGTGGTATTTGAGATACCCGAGTTTTAGCTCGGGATTGGTTATATGGGTATAAATCTGGGTGGTTGAAATATCCTTATGCCCTAGAAGTTCCTGAACCAGCCTTAGATTGGCTCCGTTTCGAAGTAAATCAGACGCAAAAGAATTATGAGAAATAAAGCCATCAGTAATAAAATTATGATAAGGTACAATTGTAAAATCGTAAACTTCCTCTTCTTTAAATGTTTGATTAATTTTAGAAATTTTCAACCATTTTATTGTTTTTAAGTTGTTAATCTGTTGTAAATGTTCTAGCGTTTTACCCTGATAATGAAATTTATTGAGGGATGATATTAATTTTGACAAAAGTGCGGGCGTTAAGCAAAGCTTTAAATATCGCTTAAGGCTTTTAATGCCATATTTCTTTCCCAAAAAATTCACAAAGCCTTTATTATGGGGGATAAATTCTTTATATAAAGAATTTATTAAGGGTTGGATAGGTAATTTGTCATAAGGCAATTTTTCATAAACAGAAATGTTTTTTATAAAAATACCAGTTTTTAAAGTTTTAATGTGTTTTTTGAAAAAGGTCTGACTTAATTTTTGACATATATATAACACAAAAATACTATTTTTGATTTTATGTCCTTGAGGTAATTTTACTATTCTTTCCCTTTGATATAAAAAACTATCTATGCCCAATCTAAGAAATAAAATTTGTATATCTTTTAAAAGCTCTTTACTAGAAGAAAACATTTGTATAGTGCCTGAATTTCCTTCTGCATCATAATATCCTGCTAAAAAAGAGGCTATCTCTTTATTAGTAGCTTTGAACAAAGATTGAGGAACACGTCTGTCAGGTTGTTTTTGAGTTATACCTAGTTTTCGCATTTGTTTCAGAAATTTTACATTATAAATATTTAAACTATAACTTCTAGTATTTTTAGATTTAGTGATAGTAGGATTAATATTTAAAGTTTTTTTAATTAATTTTTCATAAAAATCTATATAATCTTTTCTTTTTTCAGAAATAATAATTCCATGTCTAGCTTCACTAAGAGTTGCATCTCCTATAATATAGCCAATTAATCTCCAGAGGTTATCTGGAAAATATTTTTTCCCAACTGTATTAATTTTTTTTATACCAGCTATATACATACCGACTTTCAGTTTTTTTGCTTCAACAGGACTAATGCCTTTTTGAGATATTGTAAAAAATGTGTGTTTTGGACTACAAATAATTTCCCGTCCCGATGCCCAAATTTGTAGCAGTGAGTTAGCTTTATGGGAAAAATATCTAGTAATTTTCCCATCAGCAAATTTATTATTTTGGAAATTAAGACTTACTACAGAAGTCTTCTTTTTTAAAAATAGTTCTTCGGCTGAGATTAAATCCCGATTTAAAACTATTCTTGAATCTTTATGCAGGCAATGGCGGAGCATATGTGGAGTAACCTTCATAGGGATATAGGCTTTTCTGGCATACTTATCAACCACTTTCTGTACAATCCACGACTTTAGACGGTTATTCTTTTTTCTTCTTCTTAAAGAATTGACAAAAAGAGCAGGATGTTTGTCTTGCCTAAGTCTAAGATATTTTTTAAGCCAGAACTTAGCCTCCTCCGAAAGAAAAACCAGCCTTCCCTTTCCTCCCTTGCCTATAATGGTAAATTCACCTCTTTTTATGTTTACTCTCTCCCGGTCGAGATTACAAAGCTCGGAAACCCGAAGCCCGCAAGAAAACAAAAGCTCTAAGATTGCCCGTTCCTTGGCTCTTTCAAACTTCAATCTCTTATTAATTTTTACCATCTTGACCTTATTAAGCATCCGCTTGACCTGGCTTGATGTGAGAAAATTAATCTGCCTTTCCGGTACCTTAGCAAGTTCTATTTTTTCTTTTGAGAAAATCGGATGACCTTCTCTATCCATAAAACTAAAGAAACTCCTTAGAGTAATAAGATACTTGTTTTGAGTTACTTTAGTAATTTTGGAAGAAGTAAGATATAAGCGGTAATAGCTGATGGTGTCCGAGTTAATTTTTTTACCCCTAAGCCATTTGGCAAAAGAGAAAAGATGAACACGGTAATTTTCCTGTGTTCCGAGAGCATAGCCTTTATTTGCTAAGGACATTAAATATTTTTGTATGTAAAGTTCAAGATTTTTCATTTATGATAAGCTTCCCTAATTATAAATCACTATTTTTAAATTTTAAATATCTCTGAATGTAATTAACATTAATGGGATTAATAATAAATTCATTTCCGTTTTGTGTAATTAAATGAACCATGGAATTTTCCCAAACTTTTACAACTCCCATTATAGTTCTTTTACTCCCATCACGAAAAAATATAACCTGATGATGAGGAGTATATGATCCATCTTGTAATCTTTTTATAATTTTAGGCAGTTCTTTAGATTGTGTTTTCATAGTTTTCAAGATATTTTAAGCTGGGTTTGACTATAAGACTCATTAAGGGATGTTTTTCTAAAATTGTTGTAATATGTCGAGAAGTTAGAGTAAAGGTTTTATTATTGGCAAGATTAAAATTGGCTTCTTGTTTGACTTGTTGTTTAAGCCAGCCTAAAGAGAAATGGATAAAAAATCCCCATATACCGCCGGACTTTCGGGAAATTTCTCTGATTTCTTCTTCGGTAAGATTGATATTCTTAATTTGTCCGAAGGGAACTTTGTGCTCCGGGTAGTCAAAAAGTCCTTGCTTTGTCATATAAAGGACATAGACTGGCTCGATTGAACCAAACCTATTTTTCTGTGCCGCAAAAGTACGGGTTTTGTCTTCATTTAAAGAGAGCCAGAGTACGGCATCGACAGTATGCTGAAGACTCTGAAGCCCTGCAATATAGCCTGATTTGGTAGAGTGCCCGACAAAGATTATAGTTATCCCCTTAGTCTTGGCAAGATGGCAAAGACTCTGAAGGCAATATCTCATCTGTGTTGGAGAAGACGCAGGAGTTTTAAGCGTATCCGTATAGAGCATTTGCAGACTATCGACTATTACTATCTTAGGCATAAGTTCTTCTATAGCAGAGATGACTTTTTCGACCTGTATGTCTTCCGAGAGATAAACGCTGTCCGAGTTGATGCCAAGGCGTTCGGTTCTCATCTTAATTTGTCTTTTGTTTTCCTCCCCTGCTATATAGAGAACTTTTAAATCTGTTTCTGCCAGTTTATAGGCGGTTTCGACCATCAGCGTACTTTTTCCACAGCCTGGACTTCCAGAAAGAATTAGGGTTGAGCCTTCTACTAAACCTCCGCCTAAAACATCGTCAAACCAGTCAAGACCAGTCGAATAACGGGCAGGCGGAATTGGTTGTATTTGATTTAGACTTGTAATGTTTTCCATCTGGGTTTACCTCCGCCTTTTGTTCCTATATCTTTAAATAAGCATTGTTTTGAACAATAAGTCGGTATTCTTACACTTTTTTTGTACCAGGATTTTTCTTTTCCGCAAGTTTTGCATTTTATAGTTGTCCAATAAGTTTTAAATCTATATTCTTTATAGCATTTGGGAGAGCAGTATTTTTTGTTCCCATTTTTTGACCTTATTTCTGTTTTGCAGATTATGCAATAAGTAAGTCCTCCCTGAGTGATTTCCCTTACAGAAACTACATTTAACTTATTGGCTCTTAATCTTACCCATTCTCTTGAAACATTGTTCATTCTGGCTATTTGGGAAAGAGTACCCTGAGGAATTTGCCCCTGAGTAAGTTTGGTTACCATTAAAATTTGCGTATCGATGTTTTTGCTTCTTTTATTCATATTATATTGTATGTATTATAACATAGTTTAAGCTAGAAGTCAATCTATTTCAAATAAGCTAAATAAGCTCCTGTTTTATAACAAGTCCAAGCTGACCAGCCTGATTTATCTCTAATCTTTTTAGCAAGCTTAATATTGTTCTGGAAATCTTTAAGCCAAGCCTTTTTATCCAAAGCGGGTATTTTACCGGCATGAGCAGGTAAATATATTTGAGCAATACCTATGGATGAGCCGTGATCTCCAACGCTTGCAGGTCTTAAACCACTCTCGCACTGAAAAATGGAAAGTGCCAAGTCCGCTTCGCCCTTAAACTCTCTCTGAACGGCAGTCCTTACAGTATCATAAACGGTAACTGTGTCTTTTTGAATATGAATAGTCTGGCTGAATAAAAACAGCCAAGCCGAAAGTAAAAAATCCATATATTATTTTCGGAAGTTGTTTTTGATTGCAAGCCTTAAAATTACTAAAAGCCCAAATAGAGCAAGCAGTAATATTGTACCGGCACCAACTAAAACTAGGATTTTTTCTAAACCAGTACTGGTAACAAAGATTGTTTGTGTAGCACTTTGTGTGCTTAAAGGCAAAATGTCCATGTCAATTCACCTCCTTAGGGGAAGTTTGACTTTCCCTTGTTCTATTCTGAATTTTTTTCCATTCCTGAGCAAGCCTTAACCTAACATCAAAAGGGATAGAAATCCTGTCCGCTTTATCTGCCGGTTCTGGAAGTTTTTTAAATGCAAATCTGGGCAAGCATATTAAGGTTGTATTATCCCGAGCCTGAAACTTACAGTTCAAATAGTGGGAAGCCTTGTTTGTGGTAATCTCGTATTGACCGTATTTATTTTTGATAAGTATTTTCTTTTTAAGCTCTTTGGCTTTATTAAGTGCTTCCTCGGATATAGAATAACCTTCTGTCCCCTCGAGCCAATTAAAACGCTGGAAAGCCCCCCAGTATGGCTGGTTTAAGTATAAGACTAAATGTTTGTTTGTTATAAACCACTGTTGTCCTCTTATCTTCAATTTATCTCCTTTCCTATTTTTACATCAGATAATAATCCTAAATTTTTTTAAAAATGCTAGGCTAGTGAATGTTGGCTGGTTTTAATTTAAGCTCCTCCCACCTAATTATTATCGGAAGCACCTAGTATTTTAGCGTTTTTACTAAATCTGGGGCTGTTATTTCAAGTAATGCAATTTATCTTACTTCTTGTATGGTTTAAGCACCCCAAAATTTTTAAAGTTCTTGTTCTATTTACTGTTGTATATATTATAACACAAAGCAGTTATTTTGTCAAGTGTTGTTTATATTGTTGATAATCTTTTTGTAGTTTTTCCCATGTGTCTTGTGGGATATCCCAGCTAACTCCATATTCTCCAAACATCAATTTTTTGATAGCATCATAAAACTTCTTTTTCGTTACTATATAAGTGCCTACTCTGATTTTTTTTGATTTGCTTAAAATAGAATCTAATATCTGTTCAAGTTTATCTTCTACCTCAAGCATAAATTTTCGCATTTCCCTATCATCTATTCTTGAGTATCCCTCTTTATACTTTTCTGGTAAAGATTTACCGCTATGTAAATCTTCTAAAAAAGTATTTCTTATAGCACTATTAGCTATATATCGTGCCAATAATTTATGTTTTGAAATTTTCATAGTTTACACTGAGTTTGTCGAAGTGTGGACGGGATGGAAATTGATCCCATGTCTTTAATCTTTTAGTTTCCTAATTGATTAAATCTAACATAGCCCGCCCGATTGATTATGCCTTAGCATAATCCTTTAGCACTTTATCCGTAATAATAGGTAAATCAATCCAAAACCCATTATCACAATAAGCCTCAGCCATATCTGAAGCTATTTCTGTCATATCACCATCCTCAAGGCTTGCTATCTGCTTTTTTGAAAAACCTTCGAGCAAGTCCGCCCTTGCAATACTTGTAATAGGAAACGGCTTGTAAAAGCAATCCGTACAAATTCCTATTGCAATTGCCTCTGGATTTTCCTTCATTTTAATTACTTTTTTAGCACAATTTTTACATTTCATAATTTATTCACCTCCTCTCCAAACATTTATTTAATAATTAACTGAATAGATGTTCTTCTAATTGAAGTATCAATTTTTTATCTTCTATATCTTCAAAGCATGAAGGACAAGTATAGTTTTCAAAGTCTGATCCTTCGGGATCATTTTGTATACTTTCTTTTGTTTTTAAATCAAACAAAAATGGCAAAGATACTGTTTCCCAACGTGTTACACTTATTTGTTTTTCCTTACAATTAGGACAGATAAAACTATAATTTTTTAATGGTTGTATTTTAGTTGTCATTTTTCACCTCCTTTTTATTTGGATTATGTTTTAGCAAAGTAAATAATGCTATTAAAAATTCTATGATATCCATTTTAGTTTATTTCCTTTATTTTTTCCTCTTCTTCAATTTCCTTTATTTTTCTTTGTATTTCTTCTAACAATTCAACATTAAGGCTGGCACGCAAAGTCCGAGCAAGCCCGTCTGTTCTATTACCATTTGATACTATATCGAGAATGTTTTTAAGTTTTAAATAATTTTGTATATTATTTTTCATTTTTTAGTCCTTTCAGTGTAGCCTACTTATGCCTTCGCCTAAATAAGCTACATCAAAGGCTAAAGACTTTTTACAGTTAATTCAGTATCTTTTGTTATATCCCCATCAATTCTAACTATGTATTTTGTTTTATCATTGATAGTACCTTCTTTGCCTTTTTTTCCCTTATATTCCCATTTAATAAATGTGTCCATAAGATATTCAGCCCCTCCGCTTGTTTTGTGATAGTAAAGTTTCATTTTTCCACCCCCTTTCAAATTTATTCTTTCATCTATGCCAGCAAAAAGTTTGCGAGCATAGTCAAAGGCTAAAGACTTTTCAAGAAATCTTTTGCAAACTCTTTATCGGTCTTAGCTCTTTTTATACATTCGTCAAGCAAAGCAATTTTATCGTCATTTTCACTTGACATATTACCTGCTATCTGGTCTTTTTTAGTTTGGTAGTAAGCGATCATAGCAGTTGTTAAATCCTGCGTATCGCCATATCCGCCGTCATTTATTAAGTTATTAAAAAATGTTTCGGTATCATTTCCACTGTTAAAATATGTCCCGAAAAAACCAGCTCTATTGTAATGGGCAATGAACCCGCAGTGCAAGCTTAAATGCTTATAAACCCGATCAGTAAAAAGTTTGTACCCTCGAGCATTGATATACCCGCCATAATCCGATCCGATTGTATCGTCTGACTTTTCACCAGCAGATAGCCAATTGATAAAATTGACCCATTGTTTATATGTCAATTCTTTTTCTTTTTTTGTCAAAAATTCTGCGTCTGTAAAATCCATAATTTAATCACCCCGCTTTCAGAGATTAGCTTCTCATTTATAACCTCGATATAATCAAGGTTATAATCAAAGGCTAATTAAGGTTTGCTAGTTTATATATCCCGTCTTTTATCTTCTTTTCAGTAGCCTTTTTATTTTCATTCAAAAATATATTTCTATATTTTCCTGTAGTTACTGAATAATCCCATGTTTTATTATCTAGGATTATTTTATCGCTTTTAAAACTTTTAAATGCGATTGTACTATCATAACTTTGAAAATATACTCCGTCTGACGTTGTTATTTCAAACTGATTAGCAATTTGATTGCCTCTTGAGCTTGTCATATTTTTAACTTTGATATTTTTCATAAATTATCACCTCCTCTATTTTATAAGATTTATAGATATTCTGAAGGGGTATAAATTCCTTCAGAAGCTTTGATATATTGCTCTTTTGTTATTTCTATTGCGTCCTCTTCGATATATTGTTTTGCAATAGCTCCGTGTTGACCTATTGGCAAGTAGCCTGTTAGTTGTTTAGGCCAACAATTCCCCGTTCTATCGCTGTCCATATCTACAAGAAAAACACTTGTGCAATCGAGCTTTTTGTATTTATCTTTAAAGTATTTGATTCTCATGTATAATCACCTACCTTATTGCTACTAAGCAATTTATATCTTGAGTATTTAATTTAATCTCGCCTCGCATATCTTTTTCAAAAAGTGAATTGATAGTTTGATCCGATAAGCCTTGATATTGTAAACAGTATTCAATCTTTAAACCTCGATCTGCTAGAATAAGAAGTATAGGAAATACAATCATACTTATAATAAGCATGAGTATAAATTGCTTATAGTTGTTTTTAAATTTTCTGCGATAGTAAAATATATTTTTCATGTTATCTATACTTCGGATATTGTAAAAGTATATTTTTTTCTGCCTGCCGTGCCTTGTCTATATATCTTGATAAGCCTTCTTGACGGACTTGTTTTGGATTGTCTTTTACAATTTGTAAAAGCCTTGCAATATAAAGATAGTTTTTTTTATGAAACGCTTTATAAGCCTTATATGTAATCATAGTTTATAAGTTAAAATTGTTATAAATGCTTTTATTATTGTAATCATAGTTGTATATTATGGATAGGACAATAGACTTTTAAACCTTGCCAGTCTTGCTCGGTTTTAAATTGCTCTTGAGATGTTTTTATTTTTACTACTTGATTACATTCTTGACAAAAAACTTGATTATTCCAAACAGTAAAGCCTCTTTTTGTTTTTGGCGTTAGTCCCAGACAAAATATACATTTGTCCAAGCCTTCGTTTGCTATAAACATACAAGATGGGCTAGTGCAATAGTATCGTAAAGTTTTTGTTATCATATCTTGAAAAATTGTTTATTCTTTTTAGCTTCTTTTTTCAAGTCTTTTATGATAGCGTCTAAATTGTCAAGTTCCCAGCGTGCCTTGTCCTCATTGATAGGATAGCAATAGTCGAATGATGTTTTTGTATAGGTAGTGTTATTTTTCATGTTAGTTTATCAATTCGCCAATGCGGAAATATATTGCACCCACCGTCGCCAGTGAAAAAAGCCGAACCCCATCCCGCAAGATTCTTGAAATAATACTCGGTGTGCATATTGTAAACTTTTGTAATTGCATCGAATAAATCGCTTGCGATTAAAATGCCTAGATAACTATTGTCTTTTGTTATTTTAAATTTTTTCATGTTATAATTCTATAATTATATAATTATGGTATTATATAATTCTATAAGTTCCATAAATTTACTGTATACTTGCTTTGATGCGTAGGCAGTTGCCAGTCCTGTATTGCCTTGCTTTATGTAATCAAGGTACTTACTCATGGTTGAATCGCTTGCTATTCGTAAAAACATAGCTTCGAGTAAAGTGTTTTTGATTAAAGACTTATTGTTATTCATATATTATTTATTTAAAATCTAGGTTACTTCTACGCTATAAGCTATTAAAAGTTATTTCGTGCCGTGATAACTTGCCTAGATTTTAAATAAACGTTTTTATTTAATACTCCTAAAAGAGCCAATCAAAGCGTTTCTTGACTTGTCCTGTTCAAGACAGGTTACAGTTCTAAACTGCTTTGTATCCGCACGCTTCGATAAATTTTATTCTATCAAATCGTAGGTTATCATCTTGCAAGTCAACTGCTAAGTAAGAAACTGCTATCTCAAGTTTATCGGTTTTTGGATAGTCTGGTCTTTCCTTAGCGGATTTTATTGCATTTGCTATCAAAACATAATCCTTTTTTGTCATATTAAATTATGACAGTTACATAAACAATTATATTTTGTTTTAGCTTCTTGATTATCTATCTCAGCCCCGCAATCTTGACATATCATTTCAGTTAAACAATATTCAAGTTGTAGGCTAAACTGATAACTCTTGCTAAAATATTCGTTTGTCATAAGCTATTATCACCTCATTCCTATAACTTAACTCAGTTATCGAGGCTTTAATCAGCTCTTTTAAAAGTATTATTCTCTGACTTAACTTTGTTAAAGCTTGTTAGTGCTTTGTAGGTTTTTATGTTAAGGTACTGTTGTTAGAACCATAACTATTATTTCATACTAATGAGGCTGTGTCAAGTGTTTTACCTATTTTACTCGATATTTGAAAGAATCATATTTAAAGTAAAGATTGATTATACGCAATCGTAGGGCTTATGGGGATATAGTTCAGTCTTGATATAAATAGGTATATAGTCAACTTTAAAATAAAAATGCGTCCTACGCAATCCTGGGGCTTCGTGTTGATATAGATTGATATAGTTGATGGGTAGATTAGCTTCGAGGATAGTTAAAAAATAGAATAGTTAAATGAGTAAAGATTGTTAGTTGTTAGTTGATAAGTAAGTATAGATTAAATACCAGATAAGATAGTGTTAGATTAAAATTGACAAGGATTGGAGGAGTATATCTTATAGTTAAAACTATAAAGATTAAAAATAGATTGATTAAACTAGTAGTGATAATATTGCATTAAAGACTATAGGATTAAATTAGGTTTTTTTCTTTGGTACGTTTTTCCAGGAATAGAATAATGATTAAATAAAATAGCTTTGAATAAATCGACAATATATACATATTATAATTTTTATGCCTTATATCCTACCCCCTACCCTTGAAAATCCGAAAGGCAAGAAAGACAGGGCTATGGAGGGTAGCTCAAAAACTTGGTGATTTTTTTCCCAAACCCTTTAGTCTTATAGTAGTTAATCTATGCCCAGATAGGTTTTTCTCTTGGTATCAATTTGATGCCTAATAATCTAAAATGCTGAATTTCCTTTATATTTTACTATAAAAGAATTGAGGATTACCTTTCTTAAACAAAAAAATCCTATAAAATTATCTTAGTCTTAACCATGTTTTCTACAGACTGCTTTAATATGAAACTAGAATATCTAATTTTTCAAGCCAATGCAAAATACAGAAGCTTTCTTCTTCTTTCCAGATGTTTTCGGTATCGACTCGTTCATAGGGTGGATTCTTGTGTCCACAAATCTTACACGGCCATTTCTTTATGATGGTTATGTTAGGGGACAAGTCTAAGTAATGATTGTGGGCAAATACTTTCATTTGAATACTCCATACTATTAATATAACACTTCCAAGATCATAGGTAAAGAAGTAAATTATCACCAAAATGGTGCAGTTGCCTATTGTTTTTGCATCAAAATGGTGATATAATAGCACAAGGCTCTTGGTTTAGGCTGGGAGCTTTTTTATGAGAACTACAATTTCCATTCCAGATACGTTTTATAGCAAGATTAAAGAGAGAATGGAAAGTCTCGGCTTTACCAGTGTAAATGACTTTATCTTAGACTTACTTCGCCACCAAAATGATGAGGAGATGGACATTAAAAAGTTAAATCCTACCTCAGAATAACTGCCTATTGCTATTATTATATAATTGTGTTAATATGTAATTATGTATAAAACCATAAATATAGATGCAGGTCTTCACAAAAAATTAAAATTATATGGTGCAGAAAGAGGTTTAAGTATTACCGAGCTAGTAAAAGATGCTGTTAGTATTTATTTAGATCCTTATACTACAGAGGTTGTTGAAAGCAAAATAAAGGAAAAAATACCAAAAGGCAAATCTATTAAGGAATTCAAGGACAGATTGCCTACGCCTAAAATTTTGGCAGATGAATTCCCTGCTTCACAGCCAAATTATAAAGAAGAAATTAATCCTTCAGCCCTTCCCAGTGAGCCTCAGGATGAATTAAGTAAATTAAAAGAAAAGTATCCCAATATAAAGCTGTTTGGTAAAACCAGGACTTGTCCCTTTTGTAGTGAACAAATCCCCATAGAGCTGGCCCAGAAGCATTATGAAGACAAACACGAGGGATCTTAAGTATGAAGTTAATCTATATTCTACGCATTATAAAATATCTTCCGCAATTTCTTTTAATAGGAATAGTACTTATTATTGCAGGGATTGGAATAGGAATTGGTTATTTACTTAAGGGGAAATAATGTATGATGAGAAGAAAGACATTCTTGCACATTGCAGGAAATGTAATAAAATTATGATAGTTAAGGATTATAAAATTGAGACCTCTTCGGATATTTATGTAAAAAGCTTAGGATATAAGGCTAGTGGGAGGATTTGGTGTTTAATGTGTTTTTATAAAAAAACAAATTATGTTTAAATGTAAATTTTGTGACTGTGAAGTATTTACTAAAAATGCTAAAAGCGAGGGCAAAAGAAGTGATCAGCCCAATCTTTGTAAGGGTTGTAGGTTTGGAATAGATGGGCATAAGAAAATGAAAAAGCCAAAACCATATGGGGATGTTTAATTGGATTAAGGGTAAACATAAAACTCCCTGCTGTGAGAACTTGCAGTCAGGCTGGCAATCAAAAGATATTAAGGTGGGAAAATATTGGATTGATAATTATTTGGAAAAAGTGGACATAGAAGACATATCGGAAGGCTCTATACATAATATTTGTAAAAAGTGTAACAAGTTTGTGGAAGTTAAAATAAGAGGAGGAAAAATATATGTCAGCTAATAATTTTTTAGCAATTAAGGAATACAAGAATACTCAGTTTAGGCTTAGGATGAAGGATGCCGATACAGGGGCTGTTCTTGATGATTATGGAGTCTTTCCGACTCTTAAAAAAGCGATTCAGAGGGCTAATGAAGTTCAGGGAGAAGAAATAGTCGAGTATGGATTATATTGTGATATAGTATCAGAGAAATAATATGTCTAAAGGAATTTATAAAAGAACTTCCAGTATGCAAACTGGAAAATATATAAGAACAGAAGAAACTAAAAAAAGAATGAGTGAAGCATTAACAGGGAGAATATTTCCTATGCTTGGTAAGAAACATTCCCAAGAAACTAAAAGAAAAATTGGATTAGCTAATAAAGGTAAGACTTCTTGGTGTAAGGGTAAGAAAAGACTGCCTTTTTCTGAAGAGTGGATAAAACATATGAGTGAGTCTGGTAAAAAAAGACATATTTCTAAAGAACATTTAGCTAAATTACGGGAAGGTGCAATTAGAGCTGGCAATAAACCACCTTTACATATAGGAAAAGATCATTGGAATTGGAAGGGTGGTGTAACAAAATTACAAGATGTTATTAGAAAGGGAATAAAATATAAAAATTTAATGGCGTTCATTAAAGCTAGAGACAATTTTATTTGTCAGTTGTGTAAAAAGAGAGGTGGAGAATTACATACTGATCATTTTCCTATTCCATTTCATCAAATAATAAAGGACTATAATATTAGATCTATGGAAGATGCTTTAAATTGTCCATTGATGTGGGATGAAAATAATTTAAGAACATTATGTGTGGAATGTCATAGACAAACATATACTTATAGCTATAAAGCAGGATATACAATAGATCTATTACAAGGTTAAATGAAGAAGAATAAGCCCCGATTAAATCGGGGTAAAGATATTAGTGAGGATATAATTTTTAGATGTGAAGCGGGATGGTGTGAATTTTTTACTATTGCTGTTTGGGACTGGTGTTCTGCAAAGCAGAATGGAGAACCATTGGAATATTCTTTGTCTATTATAGCCGAGCCGATAGGAATAATAGATAGAATTAGAAAAGCTTTTGAACTTATTATTAAAGGAAGAGTTTACGATAGAGAGATTATTCTTTCGAAAGAAAAGATAAATGAACTTCGAAGAATATTGAATAAAAGGTAATGATTATTTTTAACAGAAAGTTTGCAATGGGAAATAAGTGGACATTTCAGATATGGCCTATTACTAAATTACTAACAAAATATGTAGGAGATGGTAAGGGCTGGATTGACCCTTATGCAGGTAAAAGTAAATGGGCTGAAATTACAAATGACCACAATCCCGAAGCTGATACTCAATTCCATTTAGATGCTCTTGATTTTGCTAAGCAATTAAAAGGAAAATACAACGGAGTTCTCTTTGATCCTCCTTATTCTTACCGACAAGTTTCCGAGCATTACAAAGTAGTTGGCAAAAAGGCAACTCAGCTTGATACTTCTACAAATTTCTATAACAGAGTCTTAAATCCATTAGCAGATAAAATCAAACAAGGTGGTATAGCGATAAGTTTCGGCTGGAACTCTACGGGCTTTGGAAAGGCTAGAGGATTTAAAATAGTAGAGATTCTGCTAGTAAATCATGGAGGACATCATAACGATACGATATGTACAGTAGAAGAAAAAGTGCAAGAAAAGTTGTTTTAAAAATAACTCTTGCCAAATACCATACGATATTTGACTCTTGCTTTTTTATTTAAGATATGTTATAATACACACACTAGTTCGGTTACACTCACTATAAATATGAATAAACTTTACACATTAAATCTCGTAACCCTTATTATCTCAGCAATTGTTTTATTTGTAGTTGGTATGTGGATTGGGGTTTTTAATACTCCTAAAGAGAATATACAAGAGAAGCAAACAAATCTTAAAACAATTTCTAATCTTTCCGAACAGCTAAGGAATTGCCAAAGCGTAATTGAAATAGACAGACAGGCTCTGCTTCTCTCTGCAGAACTTACTGCAATTTCTGGAAAAGCGTTTACTGCATTATCAGAGGAAGACATCCCCACAATAGAGAAAGCTACCGATGACATAAATACCATATCTGATAAACTGGTAATACTTAAAGATGAAGTAACACCTTTGGCTGAAAAATGCTATAAGGAATAAGTTGGTAGGCAATTTATATGAAACAATCACTATTAAAACAAAAAATTGATTGGTTAAAACAACTTGGATTGGATGTTTATCAATCACCATCTTATATATCTGGTAAATTAAAGGCTAGAGATTTTGGAGTTTTTGTAGATAATATGATTGATTATTTAGAAAAACATTTTCATAAAAGATTTTATTAGGAGAATTTTTAACTATGGCTCATTATAAATGTCCGATCGCAACTTGTAATGTAAATTTTGAAGGCAGTGTCTGGGATATTATTCCCCAGGCCGTATCGCATGGAGATGGAAGTCATAAGATGAACCTTTCAGATAGTGATATTCAAAAGATTATTGAGTTAGAGGCAAGAGGGGAGAGTGCGGATGAGTTCTTACCCAAAGTTGAAGTAGAGAAACCAAAACTTCCAGAGCCTGAACCTATTGTGGGATATAAAGCAACTCAACAGCATAATTGGTGGAAGAGGTGATGAAAGTGGCAGATAAATCACAAAGAGGTAATAAAGAAAAGAAAAAGAAGAAAAAGAAGAAATAATAGATTCGACACATTCAACGAGCTCAGTGTAAACAAACTCACTATAAATTTATGGAAAATACACAGTCGATTGAGGCGGAACAGGTTGCAAAATTTAAGATTGTTTGTTTAAAATGTGACAAGGAAGACAAAAAACACGATACACTTCTATATGTGCAATGGGAGAAGCGTTATTATATGATTACCTGCCATAATTGCGGGCAGATGGAAGCATGGGATGAGTTTGCTAAAAAGATAGATGTTAATGATAAGGAGGAAAAGTCCTTCGACTCAGCTCAGGATAAACAAGATGAAAAGGAAAACAAAAAAACAGAGGTCAATTAGGCAGGAAATTTTGAAAAAATTACAATTAGTTTCCTGGAAAGAAATTAAAACGGGTTCATTAAACTTGCAGTATAGTAAGTTGAGACAGTTGTTTATTAGTCTTATTCAGCTGGAAAAACAAAAATTTCTGTCTGCTTCTATACAGCATGAGCCGGAACCAAAACCTGAAATAAAGTTGGATTCTATATCAGTTGAGGAAAAGGAAAAGAAAATTTTATCCCAGGCAGTTCTGATTATGAAGAGAATCTATTTTGATCCCGATGTAAATGAAGTTTTTGAGAAAGATATGGATTCGACCCATTCGGCAAGCTCAGGGCAAGCAAGCTCACCACAAGTGAAAAACCCCATAAAGGATATCCAAAAGACTGATGACTTTCTGGAATTTATAATGACAATAATCCGAAAATGAAAAGACAAAATTTAGTTCAATGTTATATAAAAAGTGAGGGAAAGATGATTTGGTTTTCTCAACATTTGTGGAATAAATGGAATGTATTAATTCCATCATGGCTATATCAATATAGGGAATGTTCAAGATGTGGTTATACTCAAACGAAGGAACTAGTGGATGATTCAGGACGATTTGTGAAGAATGAAAGATAAAATAAGAAGATATTTAGAAGAAGCTACAGAAACTCTCAATGAATCTTTTTTAGATATAAGCGGTTCGAAGAGCCAAAAAATTATTGAAATAGCAAAAATGATACAACTTGAAGATATTACGGATAGAGCTTATAAAATGCATAAAGAACATGAATCAGAAGATAAAAACGGTGAAAAATAAGATATGTGTTATTTGCAAACGAAAAGAACAAAAAGAATGGGTAGAAGTATCACCAGGACATAAGAAGCTGGTTTATTTTTGCTGTGAGGAACTGAAAGTAAAAGATTCAGGAAATATTATTTTACACAGATTCAGGGATCCAGTAGCTTTTGGCTATGACAAAAAGACTGGAAGACTTTTGGCAATAGACAAGAAGGGAAGAACTTTTGACCCAAGTGATACAAGATATGATTTGGATAAAGACAGATATGGGTGGAAGGCAACCGGAAAGATACCTAAGAAGAAAAAATATTTTATATGAAACCATGTCAAACATGGTGAAGGGGGTGAAGTTATATGGATGAGGATAAAAAAGAAGAAACGACAGAGACGCCACAAGTAGAAACTTCAGTAGAGGGAGAATCTACTGGGGAGACTACAGAAGCACCGCAGGCTTAGTGTGTTTTGTTGTCTGGTGAAGCTTTTTACTGGACAACAAAAACCATTAAGGAAGATATGGGACTTGGAACTTTAAGAAATAATCCTTGTAATTGCGGTTCGGGGAAAAAATTCAAAAGGTGTTGCTTGGGTAAACCAGCAGATCAGATTAGATATAAGCATGTACATGATTATAATGATCCTAATGCTTTATGCTTGACCTGTAGAGAGATTGCTCAGAAATTGGCTGTTAAGTCAGTCATGCCTGTAGAAGAAATAACAGCAGAATTATGACCCGTTCGGCAGGCTCAGGGTTATATTGAGGTATTCGAAGTATGAAATTTTTACATTACAACAAAATAGATAAGACCCGATACTTAGCCGAATGGAAAGATGGATATGTTCTTTTCTCAAACGATTGGGAGCAACTTCGTTATAAAAGATTCAATTGGATTACATTTGTTTTAGTTGAATTTGAAATTGAGCGTGAATTGGGAGATGGGCTTATAATTAAATTGGGACTGATGGGATTTAGGTTAATGTTTTACTGGCTTTGGAAAGAAAGTAAAGTACTGAAAGATATGATAAAAGATTCTAAAAGGATTAAAAAAGGCTTGAAAGAAGGAAAAAGTTATAAAGAATTGGGACTTAAAAAGTTAAATATTTAATATGGCAACAGGTTTAAATTTTACAAACATTCAAAGACAGGAAGGTAATTGGCAGATTGTAGTAAATCCCAGACCTGGCAGTTTCGAAATAGAGGTTTGGCTAATAAGTGTCGAAAGCGGGAAAGCCAAGGTTGCTAATATTAATAAAGATGGTTATTTAGAATTAAAGGAAGTTAAGGATGGAATGCCAGCCGAGGATAATATTCCCTTTATGAGGGTTCCTTATCCAGTTTGGGAATTAATAGTGAATGCTATAGCCGAGAAAACTCCACCTCTCAAAAAAGAAGTACTGGATGCTGAACTATCTGCTACGAAATTTCATCTCGAAGATATGCGTAAGTTGGTTTTTGAGGATAAGAATGAAATTAAGCTAGATCCTAATTATTTATGTGGACATGGTTCATGTCTGGCAGGAAAGTGTAATTATAAAGAGGAGAAAAAATGAAAGTAGATGATATTGTTCCAGTCTCTATGGAATTTAATTATGAAACAGAAAAAAGTGTCCGTTTTGATGAAATGGGAGGACCTGAGATGTTTGGAAGTTTATATATTAAAAAATGGGCTTGGGAGAAAATGAAGAAACCAAAATTTATAGAGATAATTGTAACTGCTAAAAAATGAAAGATAAAGATTTCAATGAAATAACCGATGATGCATATTGCAGGGATAAATCTTGTGAGGACCATGACTGGAGACAATCACAAATTGAAAGAGAAAAAGGTTCTATGACTCTCAGTTTTTATTGTACTAAGTGTTTATGTTTAACTTTTATGAATTTTAATATGGAACATACACATGAGCACATTCATGATGAAGAAGAATCTGATATTGGGGATAATGTGAATTGATGAAGAAGAAGGTAGAGATAGAAAAATGTGATGGTTGGCCAGGTTGTAAGAGGAAGGCAGTCTATGTCTGTGATGACTATTTGCATTATTTTTGTAAAAAGCATGGAGAAGATGGTATGGAATGTCAAATTTGTCAACCATCTTATTTAATTGAATTATGAAGACGCTCACGATTTTAGTGCCTGTAATGAATAACCTTAGATGGGCAATGTCCTTCTTCGGAAATTTGAAATATTTAACTTCTGAGGAGGTAGAATGGTTAATCGTGGATAATGGAAGTACCGACCCGATTGAACGATACCTAAGAGATTATATTAAACCCAAGAAATTAAACTATATCCGCTTTGAAGAAAATATCGGTCTTATGGAAACCAATAAGCTGGCTTATGAGCAGTGTCAGACTGATCTGCTAATGCTTCTTCATACCGACTGTTTTATTTTTGAGAAGAATTGGGATGTGCGGGTAAGGGGATATTTTGACGAAATCCCGAAACTTGGCATTGCAGGATTTTTTGGTGCTCAGGGCTGTCTACCGAACGGTGGAAGAGTTCAAGATGTGGAGTTTCCAGGTCAGATGTCGGGAATGTCTAATATGCTTGAAGCTGAAATTCATGGAATGAGGATGAAAGAGGATTGGAGGTCAGCTGCAATTTTTGATAGTTTTGCTATGATGCTTTCTATGGAGATGATGAAGGCAGGTGGAGGATTTGATATGCGATATGAGCTTCATCACATGTACGACCGTGACCTGAGTTTAGAATCTTTAAGGCGGGGTTATAAAAATATTGTGGTAAATGTTCCCTGTCATCATGTAGGAGGATTAACGGGAGAGAGTCAGCAGTATCAGGATTGGCTTAAAAAAAGAACAGGCAGTCCATTTGAAGATGGGAAAATTCATAACGCAAATACAGAGCTATTTATGAAGAAATGGGAGAAGCTTAATGCTCTTCCTCTTTATGTAAATGATGACTTTTCTTTTCGAAGTGGGCAGTTTCAGCTTGGGAATGAAATAGTTGAATACAAGGGGGATAAAATTGTGGGAGCAGATTTGACAAAAAAATAATTACTTGTAGTGAGTGAAATCGAACTATGGCTGCCGATTTAGAACAGGATAGTTGGAAAACAGAACTGAAGAAAAGATTTCCTCAGTTTTTTAATAATGTAAAAGTACTTGATGTAGGATCTGCGAATATTAATGGATCAAATAAGCCTTGGTTTGAAGATTGTCAATACATTGGTTTAGACATAGCCGAATATAAGGATGTAGATGTAGTTTCGATTGCTCATAGATATAACGAGCCTGATGGCTCTTTTGATGTAGTCCTATCCACTAATCAGCTTGAGCATGACATCTATTGGGAAAAAACCCTTGAAAAGATGATAAATCTTGTGAGGCATGGAGGACTGATGTTTTTCCAGACTACTCATGATAGGCCAGAACACGGAACTAAAACCAAAAATCCAGAGGATTCCTTAACTGTTAATTTTGGTGATGAAGAGTGGGCGAATTTTTATAAAAGGTTTACAATCGGGGAACTTAAGGAATTTCTTAAGCCTGATGAGATATTTGAGAAATATGAAATAAGTTACCAGCCCCCATCTGATTTAAGAGATATTTATTTCTGGGGGATTAAGAGGTGATTCGTTTAGATATCGGTTGTGGGATTAAAGAGTCGTGGTATGAACCGGAGGGTGACCCGCCTAGTGGCGAGGCAAGCTGGATAAGAGTTGACCCTTACGTTGAGGAAGCCGACCTTAAGGCTTTTGCACACGACCTTCCCTATAAAGACGGAGAGGTTGATGAGATTTTCAATTCTCATTTATTGGAACATCTTAGCAAGTTTGAAGTTGTTCCGACTCTTAAGGAATGGTATAGAGTTTTAAAACCTGAAGGTAAACTAATAGTTAGAGTGCCAGACTTGGAATGGTGCTGCCAGTGGTGGATTAATCATCAGACGACAGGCTGGGACATGGATGTATTGTTTGGTAACCAATCAAGGGAAGGAGAATTTCATAAGACTGGATTTAGCAGACAGATTATGATTGACTATCTTAGGGAAGCGGGATTTAAGGTAGAGAAGTTTGAGGAAATGGAAACACACAACCAGAAGACACTTTCTTTTGAGTGTGTTAAATGAATTTATACTGAGCGGAGTCGAAGTATGGATAAGCAGACTGAAGTTGAACTATTAAATATTGTGGCTTTTGCCATACTTATGGAAAATGGAAAGGGGATTATGGATAAATCCCCAAAATATATCTTGGAAAAGTTTCAGAGATTTTGCCAGTCTCAGGAGATTGAATACATGTGGGGGCTTGATATGGAAAACCAGGCAAAACTTAGGGATTGGATAGAAAAATGGCTTAAAAAGGGAGAAAAACCCTGAAAGGGTGCTTTCAGCATGATTTTACCAGTTATAATTTCTACCAGAAACAGGGTTAAACTTTTGAAGCAGACTTTGGAGAGTTTGAGGAAGAACTCCGACAATCCTTTGGAAATTGTAGTGATTGATGATGCATCAGGATCTAAGACATGGGATTTTCTTCTTACACAGAAAGACATTAAGAGTTTTCGGTTTGAGGATAGAGTGACTATTGCCGAGGTAAAGAAAAAAGGATATGAGCTTTGCTCCCGAAAGCAGTATGTTTATTTTTCCGATGACGATGTATATTTTGAGCCTCATTGGGATAGTAAATTAATCTCCATTCTTCAGAAATTCCCAGATATAGGAGTTGTAGGAGGAAGACATCATCCTCACCATCAGATTTTTTCAACCTGCCCTTTAAATGGAGAAGGTCAGATATTGATTTGTGAACAGCAGGCGGGATATTCTTTACTTCTGCGGCAGAAGGATTATCGGGCAATAAAAGGATATGAGGTTTCGGAAAGGACTGAAGATGGAGGGGAGGATACTTTAATTTGCGATATGATTAAAGCACAGGGAAAACTTGTGGCATCTATCGACCCGCCTGTAATTGTCCATTGCGGGCTTAAAAACCATAGAGGACTCAATGCGGCGGATTATCATGAGATGATGGAGATACAGGCGAGGAGGCCAGAAATTTTATTTGAATGAAAAAAATATTATATCTTGATACCGAGACAACAGGAACAGATGTTAGGGAAAATGATGTTATCCAGTTTGCCGGAATAATAGAAATTGGTGGAAAAATTAAAGAAACCTTTGATTTTAAAATCAGACCTTTTAATTTAGAAAAAATAGATGATAGTGCTTTAAGCCTGAATGGGTTTACCCTTGAGGGCATTAAAGTTTTTCCGGAGCCTAAAGACATTTATTCAAGGGTTCTTGATTTATTCGGAAAATATGTAGACAAGTATGATCCTGATGATAAATTTTATCCGGCAGGATACAATGTGGGTTTTGATTTGGACTTTTTACAGCAGTTCTTTTTTAAATGTAATGATAAGTTTGGATTAGGGACATGGCAGAATTGGAAAAAAATAGACCCCTTGCCAATTTTACATTTTATGGATTCGCAGGGTTTGATAAGTTTGGCAAATTATAAATTATCAACAGTTTGTAGTCATTTTGGCATTTCTCATAAGGCACATAATGCTTTAAGTGATATACAGGCAACTAAGGAAGTAATTGGAAAAGTAAAAGAATTTTTTAAGAAGGGGGAGGTGAGATAATATGGCGACTTTAAATTTGAACAAAATAGCAGTTGCAATTACTAAGAAAGAAGGATTAAAGAAACAAATTTCTATTGCACAGATAAAAGAAATATTGAGAACAATCTTTAAGGGTTATAGTTTGGAAACAATTATAAAGATATATTCTAAATATAATAAGAGAGTAAAATGAATATGGGTAGGATATGTGTAGTGGTACCGAGCATCAGGCCAGAGCAATTCAATAATTTTTTTAAAAAGGCTTGGACAGATTTATTTGAACAGTATAATGTAGAGCTTATTGTAGTTTGGGATGGTGAAAATCCCCATCTTGAGCATATGGGGAAGCATTATTCGGTAAAAGACATTATGAGAGATGATGCCGATTTAATTTCCAATTATACTTCTGCCTGCCGTAATTTAGGATTTGCCTATGTGGCTAAGTTTTTGACAAATACAGATACAATTATTACGCTTGATGATGATGTAACCCCGATTGGAGATACGATAGGAGATCATTTAAAGGCTTTAGATATGAGGGTTCCTATTAGCTGGATGGCTGTAGGAACCGAATACACTCGAGGTTTCCCTTATGGAGTAAGAACAGAGGCTGAAGTAGTTTTGAGTCATGGTGTTTGGGAAGGAATTTATGATTACGGAGCACCAACACAGCTTGAAAGAGGAAATCCAGCTATGGAATTTTATAAAATGCCAATTCCTAAAGGAGTTTATGCACCTATTTCGGGAATGAACCTTGCTTTTAAAAGAAAAGCCCTCCCTTATATGTATTTTGCTCCTAAAGAGGAAGGAATTGTAAGATATGATGATATTTTTAATGGAATTTGTGCAAAAAGAGAATTTGATAAAAAAGGCTGGGCAGTGGTGACCGGATATGCTAAAGTGGAACATAGTAAACTGAGTAATGTATTTAAAAATTTACAGGGAGAAGTTAAAGGGATAGAACTGAATGAAACATTTTGGCAGGGAAATGAAACTCATAGTTATTTTAAGATGTATAAGGAGAAAAGAAAAAGGTGGAAGAAATTTATTGAAAATGAAACTTAATACTATAATAGAAGGAGATTGTCTGGAAGTTTTGAAAACTTTACCCGATGGTTGTGTTGATTGTGTAGTAACTAGTCCACCATACAATAAGGGGGGGGGTAGAAGTTATGGTACTTGGAAAAATATGAATATTAGATATGGAGAATTTGATGATAATATTCCAGAAGATAAATATCAAAGATGTCAAAAACAAATAATTGAGGAGTTATTAAGAGTTTTGAAAAGGAATGGAAGTATTTTTTACAATCATAAGCCACGTTATAAAGATTCTAGGGTTATGCTTCCTACTGACTTTGTTCCAAAAGAATATATTAGACAATTGATTATATGGGAAAGACCTAGCTCACCAAATGTTAATCCGATTACCTTTATGCAGAATACGGAATATATTTTCTGGTTATGTAAGGATAAGCCGAAATTTAATAAAGAATATTTTAATTTGGGAGAAGTATGGAGAATTAATCCAGAAAAAGCTGAAAATCAACATCCAGCTCCTTTTCCAGAAGAATTACCTATAAGATGTATTTTGGCGACAACGGATGTGGGAGATTTAGTTTTGGATCCTTATATGGGTAGTGGAACAACAGCAGTTGCAGCAAAACAATTGGGGAGAAATTATATTGGGATAGAACTGAATGAATCTTATATTAAAATAGCAGAGCAACGACTAGCACAGCAGGTTTTGATTTAACTTCTTGTTTTGTGAAAATATTTATGTTATGGTAGTTATATGTTTATATTGAGGGAATCGAAATGAGGATTTTTTTAACCTTACCTGTTTATCACTCATCGGATGTGCTTTTTGACTTTACTAAGCAAACTCTCGAATCTATAAAATCCGAAGAACATGACCTTCATATTTTATTAATAAATAATTATTCCCTACCGGAATTTTACCCCGCACAGGATAAGTTTAATCTTCATGAATCTGTTAAAAGTTTTAAAGTAATTGATAACCCGAAAGGGAACCAGGTTCCTGCCGCTTGGAATCTGGGAATTAAGACAGGATTAACCCCGCACCAGAACGGTGCAGGGTTTGAGAAGGCTGATTATGTGATTGTGGCAAATAATGATCTTATTCTTCATCCTGAATGCATTGATAATTTGGTAAAATTTGCCAATGCACATCAGGAATTTATTCTTTGGAGTGCTTCCGAGTGGCTTGACCGGAAGACGCTTACAGAGGCTCCGCTTGAGGATGTATTTAGTGAACATCCTCATTTTTCTTTCTTTATGGTAAACCAGAAAACCATAGATACTGTGGGGTGGATTGATGAGAACTTGAAGCTTGGGTATTTTGAAGACTCAGACTTTCACACAAGACTTCTTCTTTCTGGAAATAAGGCAGGAAAAACCGAATGGGCTAAGTTTTATCACTATGGCTCACGGACAATTAAGGTTGATGAGATTCTTTATGACCAGAATAAGAGAACTTATGAGGATAATAGAAATTATTTGATAACTAAGTGGGGGTTGGATTTTCACGGGCAGATGTTTGTTCCTCCTGAAAAAGTATTAGAACTTGCTTATAAAACACCTTTCAATAAGCCTGAAAAATCAATTAAAGATTGGTAATATGGAAGAAAATAAGCAATTTAATTCTCATATGTTTGAAAATATCTATAAAGACCTAGAGATTGATATTAATAAACTTGGTTGTGTAATGTTGGATATAGTTCCGCTTGAAAATATTCCTGTTAATGAAGAATATCTTTACTATGCCAGAGACAAGAGTCATTTTTGGATTGACGGATTAGTGGTAAATAAGGTTGGTCATATTACAATTCTTTATGGTTTGTTAAAAAGTGCTGTTAAATGGGCAAAATATGTTAGGCAGGTTTTAAAGGGTTGGGCAGTTTCTTCAATTCAAGTAGAGGATATTGGCTTTTTTGAATCTCCGATTAAAGAAGAACCTTATTATTGTATTGTTGCTTTTGCTAAAATGACGGATGAACTTATAGAAGGAAAACAAAGATTGGAGCTTTTGCCGCACATAAATATTTTTACCGAGTATAAGCCTCATGTTACTTTGGCTTATATTAAAAAGGATGAACAAGCAAGAGATTTTGTGATAGAGTATTTTAGAGTTTTATTGAATGGGGAAATAATTAAACTAAAAGAGGAATTGAATTTAGGCAAATGAAAGAAGAGAAGAAAGATTATGATTTTGGTAGATTTTGATATTCAGGAAAATCAGTCAAAAATTGGTAGTTAAATGAATTAATTATTTTATGTCTTTTACCATGACAAGGAACATATACGGTAATCAGATTAGCCAAATTATTGGCTTCTTGATGTTTTTCAAGCCTAAAATATCTAAAAGGAATTTTGTGATGAACATGAAGTCTGGGTTTAATTTGATAAAGTCCACAATCTTGACAGGTATTGTTATCTCTTTTCCTCGCTTGTTTTTGATGAGATTGCCAATCGGGGCCATAATAAGGTTCTTTTCCACCTTTCCAATTTTGATTATTTTTGCCTATATAATATGCAAACGAACATTTTTCACATCTTTTAGCTTTATATCCATTAAGTTGTTTTTCACAATCAATACATTTATTCATTCCACCCGTCCAACTATGGTTATTGGCTCCAGCAGTATGTGGTCGAGGTCCTTTAAGTTTTTTCTTAGTTTTTTTAGAATGTTTTTTTCTATAAAAGGGATTTTTGTTTCCTTTTTGGACAATGGATTTGGGAAGGGATTTCAGTTCCAATCTTTTAAGCCATTTAGCTATAGTAATGCGACTACAACCAATTTGTTTGGACAGTTGAGAAATAGAAATTTGTGGTTTGAAATAATTTTGTTTAAGCCATTTTTTATTAGTCCAATATTTTGGAATAAGTCTATTGGGAGGAGGGGGATGCATTTTATTGGAACATTTTACAGAACAATATTTTTGAGAATCTCTAATTGGTTTGTATTTAGTATTACAATACTCACATTTTTTGAAAATACCATGAAATGGTTTCCAGTGATTTTCTTTTTTCTTTTTAGCCCAATATTTTTCTCTACAATTTTTGGAACAAAATCTTTTATGCCAAGAATAATGTGGGATAAAAAGAGAATTACAGAAATAGCATTGTAGTTTATGAGGTTGCATCTTTAGGATAGTATACATGAGCAAGGAAGAAAAATCAAGTACCAAAAAAATAAAAATACTTTTTCACTCGGATTCTCCCCGTTGCAGTACTGGCTTTGGAAGAATAATTTTTTCAATGTGTGATTATCTTGCCAAGACTGGGAAGTACGAGATTGATATCTTTGGAGTGAATGACTTGGGATTTCTCGACCCTGACCCTGAAAAATACCCTTATCGCATACTTCCTGCCATGATTCCAGGCATCCAGGGAGACTTTTACGGTAGAATAAGATTTATTAACATAATAAGAGGAGCTGATAGGAACTTTCTTACTCCGCCCTGGGATATTATATTTACCTTAAACGATCCTTTTATATTTGAAGAGCCTGTTTTAACCCCTGAGATAGGGATGATGGATGCCTTAAAAGACTTACAATTATTGTATAGAAAAGATTTAGCACCCGAAGCATGGTTTACCACAGCGAGTTACTGGCCGGTTGATTCTTCTCTTAAGGAAAACTGGATAACACATGCGATAGGTCATCCCGATTACTCGGTGGCTTACACAAACTATGGCAAAAGTGAGATTGAAAAAACCAATAACAAATTGGAAAAACCTCTGAAGCTTAATCTTTCGGTTATTTATCATGGAACAGATACGGAAAGCTTTCACCCAATATCTGAGGAGGAAAAGAAAGAATTTAAGAAAAAATTCTTCAGAAAAGCCAAGATTGACACGGATAGGACTTATATAGTAGGTATTGTTGCAAGAAATCAGATGAGAAAAGACTTACCAAGAGCTATGAAGATTTTTAAGGAATTTCAGAAGAGACGGCCTGACTCAATGCTTTATGTTCATGCTAAAGAGAATGATGTATGGGGTTCTTTGGGTGAGTATGCCCGAAACTTTAATCTTGAGCTTGGAAAAGATTGGATATTTCCAGGGAACTTCAATGAAAATGTAGGTTATCCGACTGATGCCTTGAATAAAATTTATAATATTATGGATGTTCAGATACAGACTACTTTGGGCGAAGGCCATGGCAACTGCATAACTGAAGCTATGGCGGCTGGAACCTTAAACCTGGCTCCTAATATTACTTCAATTCCCGAATTGTTTAATACTTCGGCTTTGCTCAGTACAAGTTCTGTAGGTAAAGATATTGAAGTTGAGGATATTGAAATAGAGGAATTAAGAGGGATACCTTTTAAAGCTTTGTCAACTACTTCGGAGTGGGCGACTTATGGTCCGACTGACTATGAGAGAATAAGACCTTTGACTAATGTGGATGATGCTGTAAAAAAGCTTCTCTGGGTTTATGATAATCCTGAAAAAGTAAAGCCTATTGTCGATAGGGCACATGAGTGGATACAACAATATAGTTGGACGAATATTGGACAAAAATGGGATGAATTTTTTACAAAAGTATATGAAAATTTAGAGGAGGAAAGGAAATTAGATAAGAAAAAAATTAAGAAGGATGAAGGGCAAGCTCCTCCTTCGCCATCATCCTTCGCCAAGGCTTCGGAGGACAAGAAGGCTATGGAAGGACAAGAAGATGGAAAACCAACAGCCTGAAATAGTATTACCGCTTAAAACAGGACAGAAAAAAACAACAAAACACAATGACTGGCGTGCTTTAAAGATAGAGTTTATGCAGGGTCCTTGGGAGAAGGCTTCGGATTTTAGAGAAGATAAAGGAGTTCTTAATAATGACTATGCACGTTTTAAAATGAAAGGCTGGCAGAAGGCGAAAAAGCAAGCGGTAGATAGAGTGATTCAGGAGGATTTCGGGGAGATTGAGGAAATGAAGCCCGATGAAATACACAGAATAAGAAAACGCCAGGCAGAAGACGCAAGGATTTTGCAGCAGAAAGGTTTTAATGCATTGGAAGTCTTAGAACCTAAAAATTCTGAAGATGCAAGAAAGATGATTATTACCGGAATGCAGGAAGAAAGAGCTGCCCTGGGGATTTCTGAGAAAGGAGGTCAGCCAAACTTAACCCAGGTTAATGTTAATTTACCTAAAACTAAGTTTGACAAAATAATAAGTGGACAAGACTTCGCAGGAATTCTTAGATTCATTGCCGAGCTTAAACGAGAACGAGCTAGGAGATCTGGAACAACAGCTTCTTCAACAAGCAAAACAGCATCTGGGTGATGAGGAGCTTGATGATTATTTTACATGGGTTAAACTCGTCTGGATAAACTCCCGAGGGGAATCCCTTGATTTTGAAAGACACCGCTATTTGGTTGATATCTACAAAGACCAATACCCGAACCTAATTTTTCAAAAATCTGCTCAAATCGGCATTTCTGAAAGGCTGATTTCCGAATCTGTTTGGGTTTGTGACAGGCTTAAGAAAAATGTTCTGTTTGTTTTTCCTTCGGCAAACCAGCTTAATGATTTTGTTCAGGCAAGGCTCGAACCAGTCTTTAACCAGTCGGATTATCTTTCCCGAATAACAGGAGTTTTGACAGTTGAGGAGAGGAAAGAAAAACAGGTAGACAATAAAAAGAAAATTCAGAAAGTAGGATTAAAACAAATAGGAAGTGGATTTTTATACCTTAGAGGTTCACAAAATCAGCAGCAGATAATTTCTGTGGACGCAGACATGGTGTGTCTTGATGAGAGAGATAGATTTAACCAAGACCATGTTCCATATATAGATAAAAGACTTCTTCATTCTTCTCTTAAATGGAGGAGAGAGGCCTCGACCCCCACTTTTCCAGGAAAGGGAGTTAATGCTTCATATTTAGAATCTGACCAAAGAGTCTGGATGCTGACCTGTTCCGGTTGTGGGTTGGAACAGGAATTGGATTTTTTCTTCAATGTTGATTTTGTAAAAAAACAGACAATTTGTAAAAGCTGTAAGAAACCGATTGACAGATTAAAACAGGGACAATGGGTAGTGCAAAACCCATCAAGCAAAGTCCATGGTTATAAGATATCAGGTCTTCATAATCCTTACCGCAGCGTTTCGGAGTTGGTTGATATGTTTGAGAAAGCGAGGAACTCCGGGTTTTCCGCAATGCAGCAGTTTTATAATCAGGTATTGGGACAGCCTTATGAGGCGACAGGACAGTCTCTTGGTTTAACCGATCTTAATAACTGTAGCCAGAATTATATTACTCCATTTGCAGTTACTGACTGTTTTGCGGGGGTTGATGTTGGAACTAAACTTAATGTGGTTATTGCCAAGAAAAATAATGATAAACTGAGGTATGTATGGATAGGGACTGTAAGTGATTTCTTTGGACCCGCAGATTCGCTGGAGGCTTTGATAATTAAATACAATGTCCAGATGATGGTGGTTGATGCGGCACCTGAGAACAGAAAAGTTCGGGAATTAATCGAGAAATTTCCCAATAGAATTTTTGCTGCTTACTACCCGAACAGAAAGTTTGACATACAAAATTACTATATTTTTGATGAGTTTAAGGCTGAAGTGTATATTGACAAAACCATTTCTATAGACTATCTTATAAGTGATATCCAAAATGAAAGAGTAGAATTGCCTTCAAATGGCAAACATCTTATTGGATTTTACGAACAGATGACATCATCGGTTAGGGTTACTGAAACCAATCCCCGAACGGGGCAGCCCCAGACTAGGTGGATGGAAAAAGGTCCAGATCATTTCCTTCATGCCTGTAACTATTTGAGAATCGCTTCATTAAAAGGTATAGTCGGACAAGCCCTTATCGAATCTTACAAAGAACCCAAAGAATTTGCCCCAACTTCTATAGCTTCGTGGGCCAATTTGGTGCGAATGAAAGGAATAAGGATGAATTAATATGGCTAATTTATTTACCCCGATTCAATCGGGGTTATCAAGAATAGTACAAAGATTTGCCGGTTCAGAAATCCAGAAAGTTATTGAGGAGAAAGTTAAGGAACAAGTCAGTAAGGCTAAGGATACAGTCAATGCTGGTGATGTTCTCAGATATTCTCCAAGATCTTTATCTTGGCCGGATGGTGCAATAGAAAAACCTTATCCTCTAGGAGTGTCATTTCAGACTCTTCGGGATTTTGCGGACTTTTATCCTATAGCAAGGTCATGCATCGAGTTTAGAAAATCTCAGATAACACATTTAGAATATAACATTACCCCGGTTGAACTTAACAATGAGACAATCCAGAACAAAAAAAACATTGATGATGCAAAAGTTATTAAGCAGTTCTTAAAATATCCCACAGGCAAAAAAGACTCTTCGATGACAAATTGGACTAAACAGATACTTGAGGATCTTCTGGTAATTGATGCAGTAGCGGTTTACAGAAGAAGAAACCGCAAGGGGGATGTTATTGGCTATTTGCCTATAGACGGTGCAACTATTGATTTGATGCTGGAGGCAGATGGAACGACTCCCGAACCTCCTGACCCTGCATATGTGCAGAAAATCCACGGACAGGAAAGGGCAAAACTTACAACTGATGATTTAATCTATGCAATGATGACCCCAAAGACCCACTCGGCTTACGGCATGGCACCCCTTGAAAGTTTGATTATAACTGTTACGACTGCATTGAAAGTACAGGCTTATGGGCTTTCCTTCCTCACAGAGGGGAATATCCCTACAGGATTTATTACGCTTCCCAGAGATATTGCTTCTTCCCGAGACCAGCTTAAAGAATGGCAGGATGCCTGGGATGCGATGCTTGCAGGTGATCCCAGATTTCAGCAGAAACTTAAATTTCTTCCTGAAGGAATGAAATATGAGCCATCTGTTAAAGCAGAAGATATGACATTTGAGAGATTTGAGAAATGGTTACTTCAGTGCACGGCAAGCGTTTTTGGTCTTCATCCATCTGCAATCGGGTTTAATTTTGACGTAAATAGATCTGTAGCTGAGACAGCTTTTGAGGCAGGAAGAGAAAGAGGACTTTTTCCCACAGCACTTTTCCTAAAGGAAATGATGGACAGAATTATTCAGGATGATCTGGGATATGGCGATTTGGAGTTTTCTTGGACAAATATTGACCCGACTAATAAGGCTGAGGAGGCAAAAGTTGTTACTTCTCTGGTTAATACGGGACTTATGTCTATAGATGAGTGGAGATTAGGTGAGGGATTAAAACCGACAGGAGTAAAAGACCCTTTCATTATGACTCCCGTAGGTCCTATCTTTGTTAAAGACCTTCTTCGTCAGTCTGAGGAAGGACAGGATCCGATTATTCCTTATAAGCCGGTTACTTCTCCTGCTCCAAAACCCGAAGCAAATGTTCCCGTACCTTCTTTGCCCAAAGTCGAGTTTGACTCGACTAAATCTGTATCGGAAGATAAAGATGATAATGTATATCAGGAAATTAGAAAATGGAAGAAAGCAGCCTTAAATGACCTTAAAAAAGACCAGGATTTTAGGGAATTCTACAGTGATATCTTAGACGACAAGACTAAAAATTTGATTAAGAAAGGTTTAAGCAAGGCTCAAACCAAAGAAGACATTGTTAAGGTTTTCGCACCCTTTTTAAATGGACATCAGCAATTACTGCCTGCTTTATTAAAATTGCATGATGAAATTGACAGAATCATCAGTTTTAAATCTTCAAGCGTTGTCACTGCCGCAACTCCAGGGAATTAAACATTCCTTGGGGAAGTTTTTTTATCAGTCGGGAGTGAATATCTCTTTTTATTCTATTTTAAAAGAGGAAGAAAGTATTGTTTTTCAAAATAAGATAATTGAAGTAATAAAAAGACAGCTTAGGAATTTTATTAAGATTAAAAATATTATTAATAATAAAGATGAAATAAAGAAAAATTTGTCCCCTTTCTTAGAAACTTCCCTACAGCAAGAAAAAGAAATATCTGATTTTTTGGATTGGATTTGGAAAAAAGGAATAGAGGTAGCTTTGGAAAAAACAGAACTTGATTTGCAAAAACCAAAAAGCAATAAAATTCTTTTAGAGAGAATGGATATTTTTGTGGAAAATATGGATAAAGCTGTCTTAAACTGGCTGTTTGGGGTAATTTTTAAAGCCCAGTCTGTAGGAATGACACATATTGAGACAATGCAGTATTTATCGAATAATCTTAGTGATACAGCACAGAAAAAGGTAAAGTTGGTAACTGCACATGAAATTATGGCAGTTTTAACTATTGCTGAGTATGAAACTTATAAATTCAATCGCATTAAAAAGATGAAATGGAAGGTTGCCATGGGAGAGGAAAATGAAAAAGACTGTCTTGAAAATGAAAAAGCTGGAGAGGTAAATTTGGGCAGTGATTTTCCATCTGGTCATAAATTTCCTCCGACTGGACATTATTGTTCTTGTTTTTTAATGCCCATTCGATCCATTCGGCAAGCTCAGGACAAGCCAGTTATTAATTATGAGTGATTTATATGATGATTTTGATGAAGTTTCGGCAGTTGAAATTAAGAATCGGGGGGACTTAAAAAAGATTTATTTTAATTTTCTCTCGGATTTCAAGAAGTATTTAGTGGAGTACATCAGGGAAAGTGCTATTGATTTGAATATTTCCCAGATTGATGTAAGTCCTATACCTATGCAGCTTTTTTCGGAGGAAAATTCGGGTCTTCATATTACTTTGAAGAATCAAGGGGAAGTATCTTGTTATCTGACAACTGATAAAAAGGGCGGATACCGGCTTGATCCTAATGAGAGCCAAAGATTTTGGTTAAATGCAGAGACTTTGATTTTAACTTTATCGGGAACGACAACTGTGGGATTTATCCGATCTTGATTTTTAGGGGTTGATTTATAATTGAATCTATGTTATATTATCTACAATACTAATATATGTCTAAGAAGGTTGCAATTTTGAGCTCGTTTGTGGATTTTGACCCGACCTATAGTTTGTGCCGAATAGTAGACGAGCAGATAAGAATGTTGGTTGGAAGTGGTTATAACCCAGTAGTAATTGTAAAACAAGGATTCCGTCCTGTAGAAATGTTTGCTTTGCCAGAAGTAGACCTCCGTTTTATTCCTCCTTTTCCTGCCTCAAACTATATTAATGAAGCAGTTGATGCAACCTTCAAAGAGGATGTAGAAAAATTAAAAGTAGCTCTTATTGAAGATTTAAAAGATGTAGATGTGGTTTTAACCCATGATTTAATTTATCAGCCAGAAAGTCTTAAGCTTAATTTTGCCTGCCGTCAGGCTATTAAAGAAGATGACCATGTCTCAAAAATCCGTTGGCTCCATTGGGTTCATAGTGCCACTGGTCCTGGAACTTTAGGTAAAGAGCTTCAACAGTCCGATGTTTATTATGATATTATTTCCCAGAAGTTTCCCAACTCATTTGTAATTTTTCCAAATGCTTATTCTATTCCCCGAGTTGCTCGGGATTTTGGTTATGAGGAAAATGAAGTTAAAGTTGTTCCTCATTCGACAAATCTTCCTGGGTTTTGTGGATGGGATCCATTAGTAATTAAGTTGGTTATGGAAAAGAATATGCTTTCAGCTGATGCAATTGCCGTATATCCTATAAGACTTGATAGGGGTAAGCAGGTTGAGGTTGTAATTAAGATTATGGCTCAGCTTAAAAAACTTGATTATGTAGTTCGGGTAATTATTCCTGATTTTCATTCAACTGGTGGGGATAAGGTAACTTATAGAGAGGATTTGAAAAAGATTGCCTTAGATTGGGGACTTAATGATTTCGATTTAACTTTTACTTCGGAATTCCATGAATCGTGGAAAACAAGCGTACCACATAAAGTTATCCACGATCTTTTTGAATTATCTAATGTATTTATATTACCTTCTAAGTCAGAAACATATTCCTTGATTGCTCAAGAAGCTGCACTTCTTGGCAATCTTTTGGTTTTGAATCATGATTTTGCTCCTTTTAGGGATATTTATGGTCCGAATGCTGTTTATAAGCAGTTCTCCTCAAATATCGGCTTTGACGGGCTGGATGGAGAAATTACCACAACCTATGGGGATGAAAAAGGCTATTATCATGATGTTGCCATGAGAATTAAATATGAGCTTGAGAATAATATGGTTTTGGCACAGCAGAAGAGGCTTAGGAAAGAAAGAAACCCTCTCAGCGTATTTAGACAATTCTTAGAACCTTTACTTTTCAGTGAGAATAAATAAATGAATGAAATCCTTCGACAAGCTCAGGACAAGGAAAGAATTGTAATTTTAGGTGCGGGGATGGTAGGAAAAAGTACTGCTTTTGTATTGTCTATCCCCGAATCTGATTGCTACAATTCCCAAAATAAAGATGCTTTAGTAGAAAAAATTCAAACTGGAAGTTATAATATTTTTATCTTTTGTTTACCAACCCCTACAGTAAATGGTGTTCAAGACCTTTCGGCAATAGAACAATGGTTGACTGTTCTTAGCATAAATGTGCCAGATTTACCCAAGCGTGATTCTCTTATTATTATCCGTTCTACAATACTTCCAGGAACTACAAAAAATCTTTCTCTAAAATATGGTTTTAGGATTGCTCATGTGCCAGAATTTTTGACTGAGGCAACTGCGATTGAAGATGAGCTAAATCCTGAGTTTTTGGTAATTGGGGCAGATGATGTTTTGGTTAGAGAACAAGTTAAAGAACTATTTATGCAAAGTAAGATTCAACCAAAACATATTATTCTTTGTAATTCTGTAACCGCAGAAACAATTAAATATTCTTTAAATTCTTGGTTTGCATTGAAGGTTATAATGGCGAATCAAATATGGGATGTAGCAAAGCAGGTAGGTGCAAATTATGAGAAGGTTGCTGAAGTTTTGACAAAGCATAAGTGGGGTTCAAAGAATGGGTGGAATGTATATCATGGCGGTGGGAGAGGATTTGATGGGAGATGTTTACCTAAAGACGTAAGTGCTTTTATAAATGCTTTTGATTTACCACTTCTAAAAGAAGCTGATAGAATCAATAAAGAATTAATAGACGTTGGGCAATTAATTAATAATAATAAATAGAAGTGTCATTTTTATTATTTTGCTTCTTGACTTTTAACTAACCGCTTGATATAATTATTCTATGAAAGATAATAGGATTTCTAATATTGCTAAAGAATTGGGAAGACGTGGAGGAGAAGCTACAAAAGCTAGATTCGGAAAAAGCCATTTTAAGAAAATATCTAAATTAGGAGTTAGGGCAAGAAAAAAGAAAAAAGCAAAATAAATTTATATGGGAAGAAGAACTTTTAAATCTATTTGTACGATTTGTAAGAAAGAATTTGATTGCCAGACTAGATATACTGGTAAATATTGTAGTCATAAATGTCAAACTCAATCTTTAAAAGGAAGAATAATAAGTAAATATCAAAGGGAAAAGATTGTCCATGGAATGAAAAATTCTAATAAATTATATAAGCATCATGGAATTATTTTGACTAAGGAAAAAAATAAAAGGATTTGTAAGGAGTGTAAATTATTAAAAAAATTAGAAGATTTTAGGGAATTTTATAATGTTAAAAGTGGTAGATATTATCGTATTTATCGTTGTCGTAAGTGCGATACTAAAAGAGTATATCAATATAGAAAAGACCATCCAGAATGGACGAAAGTACAAATGGCTAAAAATTATAATGGATGGAAACTAAAAATAATAGGAGATAAATGTTTAATATGTGAAGAATTTAGGACATTAGACATAGCACATATTGTTGCTAGGAATGGGAAAAATGGTAAAATTCGTCAAGCCTGGTATAATCAAAAAGATAACTTATTAGGTTTATGTCCTACACATCATAGACTATTTGATGAAAATAAATTAACAAAAGAAGAATATGCAAAGATTAAAGATAAAGTAGAATTTGCTAAGAAAAAATATGGGATTTCCTAAATTTAGCATAATCACGCCTGTAAATGTGCATAGCCAAGAGAGGTTATCCCAGCTTTATCGTGCTATTGATAGTGTTAAAAATCAGACCTATCGGGTGGCAGGCGAACAGGAAGGATTATGGGAGCATATTATTGTTGATGACGGTTCTCCAGTTGCTTGGGAAGTACCAGACTATCCCTGGATAAAGAAATTTGAACAACCACATTTGGAGAGAATGATTGCTTTAAATCTGGCTTTTGAAAATTCTACTAAAGATTGGTTTGTTTTTTTAGATTCTATTTCTGGGGATAGATTAATTCCTATTAAAATTGGCAATGAAATTGATGTTATTCCAATAGAAGAATTATTCGAGAATCATAAAAATAGAATAATTTATAAAAGAGGGAAAGAATTTATAGAATTTAAAAAAGATGATAATATTCAGACTCTATCTGCTAATGAGCCTATTCTTATTAAAAAAAACAATTACAGAAAGTTTTTTGGTAAATATTTTAGTAAAATTCAATTAAAAGTTTTAGAAAAACATTTTAAAGGAGATAAAGTTAAAAATATTGCTGAAATTTTAGGAAAAGATGCTAATGATACTTTTCATATTAGAGCAAGGGGACTTAAAAAATTTAAAGAGCTATATTTTATTAAAGGGAAATGGGTTTCAGTTAAACGACTTATTAGACATAAGACAGATAAACAATTATTTATGATTACTCAAAGAAATGGACAAACAGTAGTAACAAAAGATCATTCTTTGATAAAGATTAGTAATGGCAAATATAAAGAAGCTAAAGTTAATGAATTTAATGTAAATGAATTAGTTTCTCTTGATCAAATAGACTTTCCACAAAATAATAATAAAGTTGGTCTAAAAAAATATATAAAGATAGATAAAAATATTTTCCTAGATCAAAATAGCAATCTTCATTGTAAACAAAATAGTAAATACAGGAAAAAAAGCTTAGAGAATTATTGTTTGAAATCAGTATATAAAGATGAAGATTTAATGTCTTTTGTAAGAATTTTAGGAGCTTATATAGCAGAAGGATCTACAAGCAAAAGAGAAGTGAGTAAGAATTGGGATATAGCCAATACTGATATTAAATTTATAAAACAGATTAAAAAAGATATGGAAAGAATTAGTAATTTTAAGATGACCATAAGTAAAGATAGAAAATTGAATTACACAATAGTTTATAGATTAAGATGTCATGCTAACTTAGCGACTAGAATTTTTCCTGAATTATGTGGAGTAGATTCTGTAAATAAGAAAATACCTTCATTTATTTATACATTAGAAAAAAAATATATAGATGAATTTTTAAAGTATTTATTTTTAGGAGATGGTTATTTATCAAAAGGCAATAAAAGAAATTATACAACTAAGTCACTTAGGTTAATTAGTGGTTTAAGCTTTCTTTGGAAAAGATTGGGAATAGATCATACTATTGTATATAGAAAAAGTAAAAGCTGTTGGGCATTATTTGAGAGAAAAAATACTCCTCAAAAGCTTTTTAAGATTAGTCAGATTGATAAAGTAGAGAGTAAATCTAAATATGTTTATGACTTAGAAGTTGATTCTGATTCTCATATATTTATAGATGCTTGTGGTTCTATTTTGCTACATAATTCAGATGATGCTCTGTCTCCTTACTATCTTGAAGCCTGTGCTGAGATGATAAATAAATACCCTGAATATAAAGTCTTCAATTTTTCCTCAGTTCATTTTCATCCTAATTATAAGGTTACTTTAAGAGGAACGTTTCGTCCAGGAGTTTTGGAAAAAGGGCATGAGATATTCTCAAGCGGGACTATTGTTAATGGCACTTTTATTTTTCATAGGGAATGTTATGAGAAGTTAGGTGGATTTCCTGTAACAACTAATCCCTGGGACTTTGCCTCTAAGGCTATAGAAGAATATCCTGAGTTAAAACAGTTTTTTTGGATATATAATGAAGATAATAAAAATGGTGTTATTCACGAAATGGGAAATCCAATTGGCCAGGATTTTTTTTACTTTTACAAATTAACTAGAGAATATCACTCAAAACCCTTGGAGTTGCCACTTTATATAGCCTTTAATAAAGGAGAAAGAAAGCTAACGTAATGAAGCAACATATTACAAAGGAAGATTTAGAAGAATTATCAAGCGAACAGAGGAACATTTTGAGTAAATGGGCTGGGGAATATAATAAGAGGATTGGCTCTTATAGTCCAGTTGATTCTATTCTTGATACAAATGAACCTGAGTTGAATATTGGACAGATGATAAAATTTTTATATGATAATAGATCCAATAAGACATATAAATCTATTCAATGGCCTAGCACAATTTTTCAAGACTATGAGAATGAATTTAGACCAGAAAAACTTTGTGATTTTCTGTTTGGAGCTGTGAAGGAGAAACTAAAATAATGGAACCTATTGACATAGTGATTACAGCTTTTAAGCGTCCTAAGATGTTAATGGAAACAATTAAATACCTTAAAGAAAGGACAAAATATCCTTATAGATTATTTATGATTCACAATGGTGGGAATGAAGAAGCTATGATTGAATATGCTAATGATTTTTTCTTAATTATTGATCCTAACTATAATGTAGGAATACACTGTGCGTGGAATTTGGCATTAGCAGTAGTTTCTTCTAAGTATTTTATTACCTGCGATCCTGATATTCTTGTTCCTGATCTGGAACCGGATTGGTTAACTCAATTAGTAGGATTAATGGATGCACGACCTGATTTTGGAGCTATAGCACTTCAACCTCATAAGTTTATTGGGCTTGAACCAACAGCTCACCTAATGGATGAGAAAGGTGAGATTCTTCTAACTCCAATGACTGGAGCTGTTATGAGGCTTCTTCGTCGTGATGCAGTTTGGAAGGCCGGAGGTTGGGAGAGGTTTGTAAGAAGCAGCAGAAACCACGAAGAAAAAACGATTTGTTCAAGATTAGCTGCAGCTGGATATAAATTTGGTTATGCTGCTAAAATGAAGGCTTTTCATATGTGGGGAGATGGAGAAACCGAAGATGACTGGGGGTATCCTCTTGAGATGGGCGTGGAGGCTCACGGGCATAATCCTGTGTGGCCCCAGCCCCGCATTTATGCAGACCGTTCTAAATATGACCCAAAGACATTTGAACCATTATGAGAGAGCCTAATTTATATCTTTGGAGAGATGATTTGTTGACAAAAAAGCAGCTTAAAGAAATTCTTTCAGAACAGGAATATAAAGAATATTTTAATCCTGAGATTTGTGAATTATGTAAGGAGAAAAAGAAGAATGATTGATCCAAAGTCGGTAACTATTATTGTGCCTCATCTCGGGTATACCAAAGAGGAGGAGTATGCCTTGGACCAATGTCTTTTATCTTTAAAAGAAACAGTTTCAGATATTCGTGTTTTAATTGCTAAGAATGGAGCAGAATGTAATCATGAAAATTTTGATGTTTGGGTAAAAGAACAAGACCAGGGAATGGCAGTAAATGCTGCGGTAAGTATTACTGATACAAAATGGATTATGGTTAGTAACAGTGACATGATTTATCCTCCTGGATGGTGGGAAAAATTAACAGTAGATATTGAAAAACCAATAGATAATCCATTAGTATCTCAACTAAAGTGGTGTATTTCTCCTATGCTTATAGAGCCTCGCCCTGGTGCACCTACATTTCAAGTACAAATGTTTGGTGGAGCTGGTGGGGATTTTGATAAAGAGGGTTGGTTAGAATTTGCAGAAAATTGGCCAGAATTGAAACATGAAGTAATGCAAATTAGAACAGGTTTTAATCTTCCTTTCCTAATTAAACGGGAACTCTGGGACACAATTCAAGGCTATGATATTAACTACAGGCCATGGGGTTCGAATGCTGACTCTGATTTGGAATATAAAATTAGATTAGCTGGTATTCAACCTTATCAGAATACAAACTGTATTGTTTACCATTTTTCTCAATCGAGTGGAACGGGAAGCCCAGAAAATAAACCATACTGGGAGAAAAACTGGCATTATTTTATTTCTAAATGGGGATTTGAAAGAGCTAGTTCCCCGACTATATGGGAAGCTAACTTCGAGATACCAGAGCCACCAATTAGAAAATACACTCCTATATGGGAAGGGAAATATAAATGAATGTCTTGATAACGAGTGCCGGTGGAGACTCAGCTATAGCTGCCATCCGCATTCTAAAAGAAACTACAAAACACAAGATTTTTGCTGTTGATTGCAATAAGTATGCCAGTGGTCTTTACTTGGCAGATAAATATTTTGTTATTCCCAATACAGCTGACAATTTATACATACCGAAAATGGTTGAGTTGGTAAAAAAACATAAAATTGATTTGATTATTCCTACTATTGATGAAGAGTTGTTAATTTTATGTTTGAATTTAGGAAAAATTCCCTGTCAGGTTGTACTTTCTCCTTTATCAACTATTGTTCTTTGCCAGGATAAATTAAGTACTCTTGACGAGTTAAAAGGTATTATTCCTACTCCTGAAATTTTTCCAAAACTAGCAGATATTAAATTTCCGGCAATCATTAAACCAAGAAATTCAAGAGGTTCAAGGGATATCTTTTTGGTCAAGAATCAGAATGAGGCAAGAGCTATCGTTAAGTATTTGACTTCTCAGTATTTTCCTTCTGAGCTTTTATTTCAGGAATATTTTCCAGGCGATGAGTATACTGTTGATTTAGTCTGTGATAAGCAAGGCAAACTTTTGGTAATTGTTCCCCGATTAAGGCTTCTTACTAAAGGAGGTATTTCAACTATCGGAAAAACTGTTAAGAATAAACAAATTATTGAGTTAGTTGAAGAAATAACTTCAAAAATAGTTTTTTATGGTCCAGTTAATATGCAGTTTAAAAAAGATAGATTTGGAAAGATAAAACTTCTGGAAATAAATCCACGTCTTTCAGGCGGACTGCCTATTACTTATCAAAGTGGTATTAATATTCCTCTTTTAATTGTTAAGACTGCTTTTTCTCAGAAGATTAGCCCACAGGAGCTAAAATGGAAGGAAACATTTGTTTATCGCTATTTACAAGAAGCCCGCCTTAACTCGGCGAGGCAAGTAAAGATATGACGGGTTGGGATTTTAACGGAGTTATAGATACGGAAAAATTTATACCAGAAGTTGGAGATGTGATTATTACGGGTAATACTATTCCAATAGCGGATGGAACCTTAAGCTGGTTAAAGAAACATAATATTCAATGTCCGGTATATTTTATGCCTTATTTAGAGGGGGCAAATAATATACTTATTGCAGCCATTTGGAAAGTAGAAATGATTCAAAAACTTAACTTAACTAAGTTTTATGAGAATAATGCTACTCAATATGAAATTATAAAGAAATGTTGTCCTGATTGTAATGTTGTAAAAGTATAGTATAAAAAATGACTACTTGTATGTTGGCATGGTTATGTGATACAATCAGTGAATGAGAACTATAAATCTTATAGAGAAAATTTGTATCAATTGTTCCAAGAAATATAAAACATATAAAAAAGCTCAGAGATTTTGTTCACATAAATGTTATAGAGGTAAATTCCATTATGCATTTAAAGGTAGAATTGGAGATAGTCGGGGATATATAAAAATTTATATGCCAGAACATCCGCATGCAATTCATAGACATGTTTTGGAACATCGTTTGGTAATGGAGAAATATTTGGGAAGATATTTAAAATCTGATGAAATAGTTCATCACATAAATGGGACTAAGGATGATAATAGAATAGAAAATCTTGAGTTAATGACTCGAAGTGAGCATAATGGGCACCATTCTTTGGGAAATAAAGTTATGTTGGGAAGAAAACTTAGTCAGATAACCAAAGAAAAAATTAGAGTAAAATTAAAAAATTATTGGAAGAAAAATTCTACTTCAGTTGAAGTTTCTTGTATAAATTGTGGAAAAAAGATTATTAGGGAACAATGGCATTTAAAAAGGACTAAACACCCTTTTTGTTCTTTTAAATGCTACAAAGAACATGGAACAGGAATAACTGTATGGTCTTAAATTTCATTGGAAATTTCCAAAGAGGATATACAAATGAGCGAGCAGACGAAGTCATGCTGGCTCAAGAAATAGAAAATCTTGGTCATACCGTACGAAGAATACCTAGGGATGAATGGCGGGAGCATGTAAGAGATGGGAAGGACTATGTAAATGTGCCTAAAGATTTAAAGGCGGATGCGAACATAATTTGTAAATGGAATCACTTTTACGATGGGTCATTTGCCGAGAAGCTAAGAGAAAAATCTGGTGCTCCAGTTTTTTACTTCGTATGGGATTTTATGGATGGTGATACGGGACCAGATTGGCATCAAAAGATGATTATGGCCTCTGATCTTTATTTGGCTAATGATGTAAGAAGTTATCCTTCGGCAGGCTCAGGACAAGTTCCATCTCAGAAACTTTATTATTTCCCTATGGATGTTTCGGATAAGCAGTTTGATAGATTAAATCATCCAGGATTGCCTTATTTGAATGATCCCATTAAAAAATATGATGTAGTGTTCTTCGGTTCATATTTTCCTAAAGGAGACAGGGTTGAGTGGCTTAAGGAAATTAATAAAACATTTCCCATAAAGATATTTGCCTGGAATTATGAGGATTGGAAAAAAGAAGGATTTGACGCAGAATCTGCTGTTTATGGGGAAGATTTTGCATTAAAAGTAGCAGAAAGCAGGATTACTCTCGGCTTTAATGTTAATGACCACTCATGGGGATATTGGAGTAATAGAGTAGGAAAAACTTTAACAGTGGGAGGATTCTTATTACAGAGATATGTACCAGGGATGGAGCTATTCTTAAGGGATGGAGCTGACTATTTTTCAAGCATAGAAGAAGCAAGAGAGAAGATTGATTATTATTTGAAGTTTCCCCAGAAGAGAGAAGAAGTAGCCCAGAGAGGCTATGAAATTGGCAGAGACAGATTTACTTCTGCCTCAAGAGTAAAAGAACTTATGATTTTGATTGATCGTTTCAAGAAAGGAGCATTTTTGAGATGACTTTGGAAGATATTAAGAAGAAGATTATTGAACTTCCCACCTTTATTACTGATGGCGATTTGGAGTGTTATTATAAATATGCAAATCTTATAAATAATGGTTTGATTGTGGATTTGGGAACCGGTTGGGGGAAAAGTATGCTTTCTCTGGCTTATTCAAACTCAACTAACAGGATTATTACCTGCGATCCTGGGAATATTCTCATTTATACCGGCTGGTCTAAAACTCCAATTGGATATGAAAAGAGAATAAATGAAATGATTGAAGAGGCTGGTTTTAAGGACAAAATCAGGTTTTATCTGGCCACAGCCGAGGATATGCTTGAAAGGATTATTGAGCCTGTAGATATTTTACATATAGACAGCTGGGTTGAGATAAGGAATGTTGACAGTACCGAATTTCTGAAGAAATGGGCAGATAAAGTAAAAAAGGGAGGATATCTTTTGATGAGAAACTATGGGTATGCAGACAGACAGCCATTTACAGACTCGGTAGACAGGGCTATGGTGGGACTTAAGCAGATTGAGCAGATGGGACTTATAACTGTTTTTCAAAAATAGTAATGACAAGAAAAGAACTGCATAATAAAATTGAAGAAACCTTTGAACAGGCTTTAAGAATAGTTGAGGCAAAAAATAAAGATTATGCATCAGAAGATGATGGTTTGAAAAACTTCAGAAGTGCGGAATTGGTAAAAATCAGTATGGAAAAATCTATTTTGGTAAGATTATTGGATAAGATTATGCGAATTAGTAACTTAATAGACAGGCCTAATGCTGTTATAGATGAGCCGATTACTGACTCAATCTTAGATGCGATTAATTATCTAGCGATTTTAAAGGCTAAATTGGAGAATAAAGAATGAATTTGCAGGAAATTCTTGAAAAAATAAAACACATTCCAAGTAATGTGGTAGACGAAGATACTACTATGCATGTAAAGTATTTATCTAATTTACCGGATGTTCCCTTAATTCTGGACTTTGGAACAGGATGGGGAAAAATTGCTATTTCTATGGCTCTTGCTTGCCCGCAGGCCGAAATAGTTACTTTTGATCCTGGGACTCCTTATCAAAACTATGAAGAAATTGTCAGAAAATATCTCAAACCTTATAAAAATATTAGATTTGCGATTAATGATTCTCATGAAGTTATTTGGATTGAGAGGATTGATGTATTATCAATTGATGCATCCCATACCTATGAAGACACAAAATTTGAAATAGAAAAATTTTATCCCTTTGTAAAGCCAGGAGGATTGATTTTAATGCATGATTATGTGGTAGAGCGTGTAGATGTAAAAAAAGCAGTAGATGAATACTTATTAGAACATCCAGAATATGAGATTTTAGAATCGGCGGGATATACGACAATAATTAAGAAATTATGAAAGATAAGTTGTTGGTTATAGCACCACATAGTGATGACGAAACGCTCGGTTGTGGAGGATTGATAGCAAGAACAATTGAAGAAGGCGGAGAAGTTACTGTTTTGGTTTTTAGTCATAATTATGGAATGGCCAGTTATGAAGAATTTTATAAGACAATGGCTTTGTTAAATGTATCTTATAAGACTGTTGGTTCTTTTGATGCCTTGAAATTTGATCAAATTGAGATATTGTCGATAGTTTCTAAAATTGAAGAAGTCTGTAAAGACATTAAACCGACAACTGTAGCTATTCCTTTTGCTGGATTTCATCAAGATCATGAAGCTGTCAACAAAGCGGCCTTGATTGCCTTGCGTCCACATGGCTACATGCCCCAGAGAGTTTTGGTTTATGAACAGCCTTATTATGGAACTTGGGGGAATGTATTTAAGCCTAATTATTATGTGGATATTACAAACCAGTTAGATAAGAAAATTGAAGCCCTGGAATGTTATAAATCTCAAAAGATTCCTTTTGATATGGTAAAAGCTATGGCACTGTTGCGGGGAGGTGAATCAGGAGTAAAATATGCCGAAAGCTATATGTTAATGAGGGAAATTGTATGAAAATAATCGTGAGCGGTTCGGCGGGATTTTTGGGCTCAAATCTTGTAAAAAGATTGATAAGAGATGTTTATGAAGTCGTAGAATGGGATATTATGGAAGGAAATGATGTTTGTAATCCTAATTTAACAGCAGATGGTCTTGATGCAATTTTCCATTTGGCTTGTCCAGTTGACCCTGAACATTATCAGGATGTGGCTTTACCGACTATTTTAGCAAGCTCTCAGGGAACATATAACATGCTGGAATTGGCTAAGAAAAATAATGCGAAATTCTTGTATGTCTCCTCCTCGGAAGTCTATGGGGATTCAACAAGTCTTCCTTATAAAGAAGACGACCCAGGAGTTGTTGCTACATGGGGAGACCGTGCATATTATGGAGAGTCTAAGAGATTTGGGGAGATGATGACTATAGTTTACCACCAATATTATGGACTAGATACAAGAATAGTGCGGCCTTTTAATATTTATGGGCCAGGTATGAGACATGATGATTCAAGAGTAATTCCTTCTTTTATGCGTAATAAAAAAGAAGGGAAATCTTTAATTGTTAATGATTTGGGACAATCTACAAGAACCTTTTGTTATGTAGATGATTTTATTGAGGTATTAATGAGAGCAATGTTTTATCCCAATACTAATGGGCAGGTGTTTAATCTTGGAAGTGAAGAATCTATTACTATGTTGCAATTGGCTTCAATGATTAGTTCAAATATTAAAATTGCAGAAGATACCAGAAGCGGAGAACAAAAACATCGTAAGCCTGATATAAATAAAGCAAAAACTATCTTAGATTGGCAACCTAAAATTAGTCTAAAGGAAGGATTGGAGGAGATGTGGAAAAGCTTTCGGTAGTAATAGCAACAATCAGTGATTCTATAGCGACCAATTTTACTCTGGCACAGATTATTTTTCAGCTGGAACAATCTGAAATTCCTTATGAGATTATTTTGGTTGATAATGGCAGTAGCGAGGAAGATAAATCTAATTTACAATCTTTTTTAGATTATCATAAAAACTTTCCTATCCAATATTTTGAATATGATATTAAAGGAACAATTCCGCCTCACTCATTTGGAGTAGAAAAGGCATCTGGAAAATACATTGTCGGTTTTGACCCGCATGTTGTTATTTCTCCTAACTGGTTTACTGTTATGCTTGAGACCTTACAAGAAAAACAAAAAGACGGATTTGAAGTAATATTTTCTCCCTTTGGGGTAGGAAGTATGCAAAAAAAAGGATTGGATTATATTGGGGGAAGCGATCTTATTAGGCCTAACCCATTTGGAAGAACATCAGGACAGGGACAATCTTGTAAAATGGGAGATGAGCCTTATCCCGTACTCTCCAATTCTATTAATGGATTTATTAGTACAAAAGATTGGCTCTTGAAGATTGGTAATATGTTCCCAGAGGCTTTTATAAAAGCAGGCGGGCATACGGCTGAAAGTTTGCTTATTGGTATTCCTACCTGGATGTGGGGTAAAAAGTGTCTTCTTCAACCCGAAGTTGTAGTGGAGCATCCTTCGTATAGAAGCCATTATGGAGAGGGAAGAAGTGCTAATATGCATCTTTCTATGGCAACAGGAGCTTATATTTGTGGAGGCCAATACTATTTAGATGAAATGCCTTATCAGTATGGAAAGTATGCAGAAGGACAGCTTGAGGAAATACTAATCTTGGCTTATGATGCAAGGGAATATGTAAAGGCAAATGCCAAAATTACTCTTGATGAGCTTATTAAGAATTGGGATGAAATTAGATATGCTTAAACATAGGAATAATTGTAGGTTTTGTCATAAGAATTATTTTAACTTATTTCTGGATTTAGGAAAGCAGCCTTCTCAGGGAGCATATTTGGAAGGCTATAATCTTGGGAAAGAGAATTTTTATCCTCTTAAGCTTTATCAGTGTCAAAGCTGCTTATTGGTTCAGCTATTGGATGTAGTTGAGGATGAATTTTTTCAGCCATATTTATCTTCGGTCACGCTTACTTCTCATTTTAAAAACTATGCGGGAGAACTTATTGAGAGGTTTCTAAAGCCTGGGGATTTTGTAGTTGAGTTTGGTAGTAATGACGGGGTATTGCTAAAACCATTACAACAGTTAGGAATAGAAGTTTTGGGAGTTGAGCCGGATAAAAGGATAGCCAAGTTAGCAAGAGAAAAAGGTATTCCTACTCTAGTTGAACCTTTTACGCAAAAAATAGCTAAAAAGATTAAACGCAAGGCTAAGATGGTTGTGGCTAATAATGTTTTTGCCCATATTGATGATATGGATGATGTTATGAAAGGAATTGATCTATTACTAGAAGACGGAGGGCTCTTTATTTTTGAAGTTCATAATTTTTTAAATATTTTAGCAGGGCAATATGATAATATTTACTTTGAACATTTGAATTATTATACGGTTTCAACTCTTGCTCCTTTCTTATCAAAATACGGATTCCATATTTTTGAAGTAAAACCAATTCCTACTCATGGCGGGTCAATAAGAGTATATACAAAGAAACTTTCTAATATTAACTTAGATACGAAAGTTAAGAAACATAAGAAGGAATTAGTAAGCTTATTAAAATTGCTTAAGAATAAAAAGATTATAGGTTTTGGGGCGGCAGGCAGAGCCAACACTTTACTTAACTATTGCGGAATAGATACTAAGTATTTAGATTATATAGTTGATGAGTCTCCATCAAGGTATGGTAAGTTTACGCCAGGGACTCACATTCGGATAATTCCTCCATCTGAAGCTGATTTTAAAAATATAGATTATGTCTTAATCCTTGCCTGGAATTATGAGAAAGAGATAAGAGAAAAGTTGAAAAAGTATAATAACCTAAAGTTCATTATTCCTTTGCCGAAAGTAAGGGTTATTTAATATGGAAAAATATCTTAATGTAGGATCGGGAAATGTCCCTTTGCCTGGGTTTATCAACATTGATAAGTATTATTATCCAGGGTCAACTCATCCAGGAATGAATCTGGAGGATGGTAAAACCTGGCATCAAGAATATCCAGATTCTCCATGGTTATATGGAGATATAGTTAAGCTGGATTTTCCAAATGAATATTTTGATAAAGTAATAGCAGTTCATGTAATTGAGCATATATCTATGAATGATGGAAATAAGGCAATTGGAGAAATGTTTAGAGTACTTAAAAAGGGCGGTATTGTTGAAATTGAGACTCCCGATTTAACTAAAGCTTGTGAGTTATTTTTGAATGTGCATATTTCAAATGAGAAAAATAATGCTGATTGGTTTAGATTTATGGGACTTTTGTATGGAAGCCAAGGGGCAGAGGGAGAAGGACAATTTCATCTGTGCGGTTATTCTAAAGAATATTTAAAATTTAGAATGGTAGAGCATGGATTTGTTAACATAGAGGAAATTCCGGTAGGTTTTGGACATGGAACCCGAGAGGGTGGTCATGGAGAACCTGAGTTTGATTTTAGATTAAGGGGAGTTAAACAATGAATTTAATAATTACACCTGTCTATAAAAGTTATGAAATAGTGAGAGAGATGGTAGAGGCTATTGATAAATATACAGTTAATCCGTTTCTTCATATTCTTATAGACGATGACTCTGATTTAGGGGAGTTTCCAGTCAAATCATCACCAACTAGAAGAGTCATTATGCTTAAGAGGGATTACACAGGAATTATTCATAAGAACGGACTCGGTCAAGCAATTCAGATAGGGCTCTGCTATGCCCATCAGAAGTTTTTTAATGAAAAACTAAATCCTGTCTTTGATAATGTTTTCTTAATTGAGGCTGATGTAATTGTAAAAGAGGAATGGGATAAAAAGATGCTTGAGATAAAGGAAACTTTGCCGGAAGACTGGATCACTCTCGACCAGCAATCGGTTGATAAAGAAGGAAAGCTGACTTATCCGACAACTGTTTCTCCAAGACTTGGGTGGGAAAGGGAAAATTTGGAAATAATGAAGTATCCAGATTTCCAGGTAACTCTTTTTAATAAGAAGATTTTTGAGACTGGGATAAGATTTAGCGATAGCCCGAGCCACTTTGATATTAACTTTGGCAATGCAACTGAAGGAATGGGAAAACACTACCGAACTACTTTGGTAAGTTCGTACCATTATACATATGCTTCAAGACAGTTTTTGAATGAAATACCAAAAGAATAGGTATTGAAAAATGAACTGGGATATGTTATAATAGATACAATAGATTCGACCCATTCGATAAACTCAGGGTAAACAAGCTCACTATAAATATAATGAAACATAAACTTAATAAAAAAAGACTGGATTATGCTAAGTTTTTAAATAGATGGTTGCCTCATATAATATTAACTTTGGCAAAGTATTTCCCCAAACATTACAAAAGATGGTCAAAAATAAACAGGAAGAAAGACAAGTCTTATTCAGCCAGTGATTTTAGATTCTGGTTGTATTTAAGGCTATTGGATGAAAAATATCCGATATTATGATTTATAGAAATAAGGATGGGACAATTTATAAGATTGAGAGCGAATTTTCCAATTCAGCCATACCTGTTCTGCCAAGCACGAGTGAATATAAGCCTTTGGAAGATAAGGTGGATACTTTGAAGAAAGCAATTCTGGAACTAGAAGAGGTTGTTAATTATCTGCTGGATAAAAAAGATGAGAATTTGATTATGAAAGCTGATTTGAGACCAAAAGGCAGTAATGCCAAGCATTTTACTAAATGGATGAGAAAGGGAAGATGCCCTGGATGTGGAGTGGGTTGCGGATCTGACCATTGGGAAAATTGTTGGGCTAGGAAGGAACTATTGTCTCAGATATGAAGAAGAAGATTGTAGGAAAAACAATTAGTGTTAGAAAAACAAAAAAGGGTTTAATTTGGAAAGTTCAAATGATAAATAAAAAATTTTGGAAGGAGTTTTTAAATTTATGAAAAAGAGAAAATTAACAGTCTGGAAAGAATATATAGAAAAAAATTATCCTGATTGTGAATGTATTTTTTGTGAATTAGTAAAAAAGGGTTATTCGCTTTATACGATTGGACAAATGACAGGTACAAATAATTGGAGGATTGCAGAATATTTAAAATGAAAAATTATAGTAAAGATAAACAAACTGAAATAAGTGTCAAGATTAAAGTGCCTACTGATTGGCTTAACCATCCTGATAAAAAGTACGATAAAACAAGAGATAAGATTTATAAGAATTGGGCTTTAACTGTATTTTTAACAGGACATAGGGCAGAGGATTGGCTTTGGGAAGAAATAGACAAGAATAAAAGTATGTATGAAAATCATGATGGGAAAGTTTGGTTTTTTGATGCTATTCATGCAATAGAAAGAATTATGCAAATTATTATTGAAAAGCATTTTGGTACAAGTAAGTAAGAATAGAGATATGAATTATACATATACAAAAAAGACAAAGCAATCAGAGATATCCCTAGAATCATTACAAAAGGTTTGGAATGAGGAGGAAATTGTACCAATAAAATTTATGCCTACAGGAGAGATAAGCTATGTTACGCCTAAAATAGCTGATGTAATTAGAAAGTATAATGGAGGAAAAGTAAAAAAGGGACATCTGATTCAGAAAAGAATTAATGCTAAAAATCCAGATGATTTTTATAAATATTATTGTACTTGTAGAGGAATTCCAAAATATGTAGGATCTGAATGGAAGTGGGAATGTTCTAAATGCAAGGCAAGCAATTATGAGAAAAAATAAAGAATATAAAAATCACATAGATAGACTCCAGATGTCTTTATTTTCTACTCTGTACCATAAAGCAAGGGGTTATATTATAGTGCCAAGTACTGTTTTTAGTAACTTAGAAAATACAGAATGGGGTAAGCTGGATAATTTCCGAAAGACTATGGGGATTATTGAAGATGAGTATTCTAATGAAGCTAATGAAACCTTAAATAGTTGGGTAGATGTAGAAACTAGACATTATATTATTTCAGGAGGAGATTATGCTCCCGTAGCTTCGAGATTTTATGATACGGAGGATAGAAATGGTAATTTATTATATGGAGCAAAATCTATTACCGATTCTTATCAGGATTTTGTATTAAAGGTAGGGAAAAAGCTTGGTTTAGATTTTAAGCCTAATTTCAGTTATTTTGCATAATGTATTTAGAAATAGAAGAAAAAACAGGAAGAATTAAATGTCCTAAATGCGGTGGGAAGGCTACACTGAAAAGTATATATTCAGATATGTTTCCTATAGGTGTTAAATTCGCTCAAACTTTAAAAAGCTATTGCTAGAGGCATTTGAAGAGGAAAAAATGAAAAAATATGCAGGGAAGACTCATTGGACGACTAAGCTGGGCAAAAATGTATCCATAGAACTTTTGGATTTAGGAGCTGGCGGAACAAGCCATAATTTATTGTGCTGGATATGTAATGAAAATAAAGCTGTCTATAATATGTATCCTAATTGGATTTTTCAGCCTTGCTGGGATTGCCAGGCAAAACTAGGTCTTACAGGGATAGAAATTGAGTATAAGAAGAAGTGGTGGTGGAAGTTTTGGAAGAAAAATGGTAAAAAAGATAACAGTTAAGTGTTCGGGATGCGGAAAGTCTTTGGAACTTAGGTATTCTTTTTATAAAAGAAGTTTAGATTGGGGTAAAAAGAATTTTTATCATAAGGAATGTTCATTGAAATTTGCAAAAGATAGATGGAATAATTCAATATCTTAAAATGAATACTTATCTATTAATAATAAAATCCCATACTGAGATACCTGATTTTGAATCGGAAATTGATGCTAAAAATAGAAAAGATGCTATTGACATATTTTATAAAGAACTAAGAGGAGAGTTTGACAAAAAGTTTATTGAAGAACATATGGCAAGAGAATACAAAAACGGAAAATTCAGATAATGGAAGATATTAAGTTTGCGATATTGTCAGCTGTGATAGGGATTGTGTTTGGAATTGTTGTTGCCCAGAGTATTTATTTTGTGATTTTTGGGAGTTTTTGAAAGATGATAACTGTCATTATTTTGTCTCATTTTAAAGAGAGAGAGTCTCATCTGAAGCAGATAGTTGATAATCTTATGTCTGGAACAGTCAAACCGAAAGAGATAGTAATATTTATTGACAATCCTCAAATAGAGTTTGATGATGACACAGTTACTATTATCCACTCCGACAAAAACTTTCTTCCCAGAATCCGTTTTGCTTTAGGAACTTATTTTGATACCGAATATTGTTTTTTCATAGATGACGATCTAAGCGTAAGAGAAAAGACTTTGGAAAACTTTTTAAGTTATGCCAAACCAGATACTATTTTAGGATATCAGGGAAGTATTTTGGGAGATACACCGATTCCTTATGCCAATGATACGCCGATAAGACGAGGAGATAGATTGATAGAGGTTGATATAATCTTGAGAACTTACTTTGTTCCTTCCAAATTATTAACATTGGGACTGCAATTGCAGACACTTCATCCCGAACTGCCAAGGGTTTCTTTGGATGATGTTTATTTGTCTTTGGGAAACAAGTACCTTAATAAAGGAAAAAATATGGTTATACCTGTTTCGGAGAATTCGGATTTGATAGAATTGGGAGAGCTTGGGGTCGGTCAATCTCACGGAGGAGAACATTATAAGAACCGTAATCTGGTTTGCAGGACATTAATGGATATATATAAAGAATGAAAATATCAAAACCGTATTATAGAATAGATAAATGTCCGAAAGGACATAAAATGACAGGGATAGGAATGTCTGCTTGTGACAAAATTTATGAGTGTAAGTGTAATAAGTGGATAAAATATTGTAATGGTCCATTAATAATATTTAAGAAGAATGGAAAAAAGAAAATTAAACATAAAGTAACTTCGGAAATGCTGGTAGTTTGTGGATACTTGGGGTGTGAAGGAAAAATTATAAAAACTGAGAGTGAGAGATATTGGAGTGAAAGCTGTAATAGATGTGGTTGGGGAACAGGAGGAAGCAAGTGAATAAAATCTTGGTGACGGGATCTTCTGGTTTTGTCGGTTCTTATGTAATGGAGCTATTTCCTGATGCGATAGGTTATGATGTAAAAAACTCAAATAAAGATAATATTTTAAATAAACAGCATCTTTTTCGTATTCTTAAAAAGAATAAAACAGATACTATTATTCATCTGGCGGCCTATGTATCTGTGGCGGATTCTGAAAAACAGCCCCAGATATATAAAAAGAATAATATTGAGGGAACAATGTGCGTTGTAGGGGCTGCAATAAAGGCTGGAGTTGGGAAAATTATTTATGCTTCTTCTTCGGCTTCCTCCCAACCGACTTCTTCGATTTATGCCTTAACTAAATATGTACCTGAGTTGATTTTGGATTGTTTTAAAGATGAAATCGACACAGTCTCTCTTAGATTTTTTAATATTTATGGGAAGGGTTCTAATCCTGTTTATGGAAGGGTTATTGATAACTTTATTAAAGGAACTAAAAGAGGTAGGATTATTATCCATGGAGACGGAAAACAGACAAGGGATTTTATCCACGCTAGAGATGTAGCAAGAGCCATAAAACTTGCCGTAGAGAAAAAAATAACATCAGGAAGCGTAATAGATATAGGAACTGGTAAGACTACCAGTGTTAACAGATTAGCTGTTATTATAGGAGAGTTGATGCAGAAGCAACCAAGAATTATTTATGATGACCCTAGAAAAGAAGTCAGGTACTCGAAAGCCGATTTGACTAAAGCAAGGCATTTGTCTTTTAAGCCTGGTATTGATTTAAGAGAAGGATTAAGGGATCTTTTATGATTGAAACTAAACGATTGAAAATTGTACTTCTTGAAGAAAGACACTTGGAGGATTTGAGGAAGATGAGAAATGATCCGACAACTTCTCATTGGTTGACTGATATTACACCTATTAGTGAGGAAGCTCAGAAAGAGTGGTTTAAAAAACTTCAATTGGATAAATCACAAATGTATTTGGCAATTGAATATAAACCGGAGAATAAAAATATCAACCCAAAATTAGCTGAGTTTATTGCCCCCCGATTTGTTGGAATGCTGCGTTCTGATGAATGGGATAGAATAAATAGGTCTGTAAGGATTGGAATTGATATTGTGCCAAAATATAGGGGAAAGGGATTTGCAAGTGAGGCTTTTGGGGCATTTATAGATTATTTGTTTAAACAACAGGGGATGAATCGTATCTGGTTCTTGGTGGCAGAAGGCAATAAAGTAGCAAAAAAACTTTATGATAAGTTTGGATTTAAGGTTGAAGGAAAGCAACGACAGGCTCTTTACAGAGATGGAAAGTATCATAGCTATATTATGATGAGTTTATTGGAGAAAGAATCCTTTGACTTTGCTCCCTCCAAAGGCGGGCAGACAGGACAAGTAACAAATGAATAAAATAATACCAGTTGGACAATTTTTACCCTACACTCTGGGGGATTTGTCTGTGGTAATACCTCAAGCTTCTCAATATGTGAAGAGAATTAAGTGGTTTATTCCCCAATATATCAAGATGACACCGCCTGAAGTGGTTAAAAATACTTTGGTGGTTTATGACAAGGGGGATATGGAAACTTACAATCTTCTCTTAAAACACAATATTAAAGGAAAAGCGATACAGTATGCCCAAAGCACTTATAAACAGGAAGCGGGATTTATGGACATAAAGACGAGGCTATGCGTACGGATGCATAATGATACCTTTTTTATAAGAAACGACTGGGCGGAAACTTTGGTTGATATTTTTAATTCTTCAAGTAAGCCGACAATAATCGGGGCTTTTAATATATCGGGAGGAATAAGCAAGAAAGTATTAGATAGGATATTATTTCATTATCCTTGTTTTCAGACTGTTTATGATAATTTGGAATTTTCCCAAGATGAAAATCCAACCATAGGAGCACCTTTTCTAGGAGCGTTTTTTATGGCATCTCAAACTTACGCCTGGCAAAGCATTTATCCTTTGGTAATCCAGATAAATGAGGGGCAAATGGATAAGGAAGATGTGGTTACTACCTTGCTTTTTTCTATTATGGGTGTTATAATAACAAATTGGAACAATATGTTTTCTTTTGTTAAAAGCGGAGTGCCATACGGAGACTTTGAAGAAGGATTTGTACCTTCTGGAGAACAATTTATAGTAACCCCAGAAAACAAGGCCAATTTCCCCAAAGCAGAATACCAGACGATACTCTGTGAAACAGAATTTAAGGAGATAATTTATGGATAATCCTTCGACAAGCTCAGGACAAGATAAAATAGTTTTGTTTCATCCTTATTTATCTGAATCTGCTAAAAATCGGGCAAGACTACAAATGGATAATAGATGGATAGGTGAAGGACCTCTTGTAGAAGAATTTGAGAAAAAATTTGAGAACCGCATTTCTGGTAAACATCGGGCAATTGCAGTTAATTCTGGCACATCGGCACTTCATCTGGCATATATTCTAGCTGGGATAAAAGAGGGGGAAGAGGTTATTGGATCTGTTTTTACCTGTTCAGCCTCGTATTCGGGAATCTTATATCAGGGGGCAAAGATGGTTTTTGCTGATATTGAAAAAGATACAATGAATATTGATCCTAATCATGTAGAGGAGCTATTTAAACAGCAGGGAGAAAGAATTAAGGCAATTATTGCCGTGGATTATGCGGGTATGCCTTGTAATTATGATAGACTTTTGCCAATCGCTAAGAAATGGAATGTACCGATTATTGAAGATGCGGCTCAGGCAATCGGGGCAACTTACAAAGGGAAACGTGTTGGTGAGATTTGCCAATATACTGCTTTCAGTTTTCAGGCGGTGAAAACCATAACTACTGGAGATGGTGGGATGCTGACAATAGAAGATCCGATGCAGGAAGAACAAGCTAAGAGAATTAGATGGTTTGGAATTGACAGAAAAGCTAAGTTTGAAGACAGATGGAAGCAGGATATTTGGGAAGTAGGTTTCAAGTATCAAATGACAAGTATTGAGGCCGCAATGGGAATTGAAGGGCTTAATGAGCTTGATGACTTAATTGAAGGGGCAAAGAAAAGATTCGAGGCATATAAAAAGGGACTGGAAGGAATACCAGGAATTAGATTAATCAATAAAGATGTGCCAGATAATATTGAGTCTAGTTATTGGCTTTGTACAGTTGAAACTGAAAGCAGAGAGGCTTTGAAGAAAAAACTTTTGGAAAATAACATTGAGTCAAATCCAGTTCATTATCGGGCTGATAGATATAAAGTTTATGGTGGAAGAGTTTATAACTGTCCCAATATGGATGCTTTAGAACATAAATATTTAGTATTACCAATGCATCATTATGTAACAGAAGAGCAAGTTGCTGAAATTTGCTCTGTGATAAAATCGGGGTGGTGATAGTAATATGAAGAATAAAAAAGAAAATATAAAAAATAAGAAAAGAATTATTAGGATTAAATCTAAAGCATTAAAAGATTTTGAAAAAGAATTACCTAAAATATATAAAGGTATTAAACCTGTAAGGACTAAATCTAAATTGGGAACGACCAATCCAATTAAAAGTGTTAGCAGGATAAAATCTAAATGGGGAAGTACAACTACGACATCATTTATTCCTGAATATCCTATGTACCCATTTCCAAAAACATCATTTTTGGAAAAATTGTGGAATAATTTATGGAGGTGGGTAAGATGAACCCTTCGACTACGCTCAGGGCAAGGAGGTTGACTAATAGTAATATAGAAGTAACATTCGTGTTTAATCCAGTTTTAACTAATTTTATTAGGCCAGCTTTGGAATCTTTATATAAATATACTCCTGTTAATTTCAGGGTAATTGTAGTAGATCAAACTAAAGATGGAGTCTATGGACTTGTACATGATTATGCCGACTTGATTATTAGAAATCCTAAAAGGAAAAACATGGGATTTGCAAAGAGTATGAATGAAGGAATTATTCACGGATTGTACTGGGGTTCTAAATATGTAGCTGCTTGCAATGATGATATTTTGATGATTTCAGATCGTTGGTGGCAGGGAATCTTAGACCAGTTCGATGCTTTTCCCGAAATGAAGGCTGTTAATCCAGCTTCGCCAATTGAACCTGGTTTTGGTTATGGTTTAGCTGATGATGGTCATTGGATACCTGGAAATTCGTGCCCACCATGGGGAATACAAATTGGCAATAATATATACCCTAAAGCTCCAGATGGTAGCCCTATTACTTTGGAAATAGCTCAAACCAAGAAAGGCTACGATATGTTACTTGCCCACCGCCAAGGACATATTGAAGGATTTGCGGGCTGGTTTGTGGTGGGCAAGAGAGATTTCTGGGAAAATGTGGGGTTATATGATGAAAGGTTTGGTCCCGCAGGAGCGGAAGATTATCAACTCTGCCATAGAATTTATTTAGCGGGAGGGCGGGCTTCAGCTACCATGCGTTCCTTCGTATGGCACGAATGGATGGCTAGTAAGAAAAGATCTAATACTACAGCAGAAATTGTTCCCTATACTAAACCTTCTTTCCAAAATTGTGATGCATTATTTGAATTTAGTCCAGATGGAGCTAATTCACCGATATTCCCACCTAGAGATGAACCAGATAAGCCTTTTGGGAATAAAAGAAAACTTAAACAGGAAGGTTTCTTCGTGGAGGATCCAAGATAATGCCTATTGATTTTTTAAGATAAAGTTGTAGAATAAATAACAGAGGGGTTAAAAATTTAGCTTCTACCCAAAGCTCAGGGTAGAAGTTTTTTTATTTTATGGCATACGACGCTCACAAAAATTTTTCATATTCAACAGTATTAACAGCTCCAAGTCCTGCGGATACTGGCACTAGCTTAGTGGTTGCCGCAGGAGATGGAGCAAAGTTTCCCGCAGTTGCTTTCAATGCAACTGTTTGGCCTAGCTGTAGATAATATTTAAGAAAGGAGGTAAGGAATGCTTTATATAATGTTTAACGGGCCTGCACCGACAACAGCAGCACAGGCAGCAGTTACGACAGGAACGGCTATTAAAACAATGCTTCAGGTGAAGCTTAATGGCTCCGCAACAAATACAGGCAAGATAATAGAGTGGGGTATTTCATTTGACGGCTCGGCAGCAGCCACTCCAATTAAATGCGAATTGTTAACAACAGGTACAGTTAAAGCCACAATTACAGAGTTTGTGGCAGCTGACATTATTAACCTTGACCCTAATGCCGCAGCAGTAACAGATGATAACCCGTTTGCTTTTGGTGCAGCGGGGGACGAGAGTGGTTACACAGCAACGGCGGAAGGAACAATTACAGCAACTAGGGAAATGGATGTTCAGTTTGTTGCACTTACAAATCAGTATATAAAACAGTTTCCGCTTGGGCGTGAGCCGCAATTTGCTCCTAGTGAATTTCTGCGTATAAGGGTAACAGCGGGGACAGCGGTTAATTGCTACTGCTATGTTGTAGTGGAGATTTAACATGAGTGTTAGAAAAGTAGATATTGACAAAGAGAAGGTTACTTTTGAGTTTTCGGGTATGCCAGATACTGCTTCTGAGCTGAA